ATGGAATTGAATTTTAAAACCCCAAATAAATTAAGAGGTAGAGTAATTAAAATACTTAAAGAATCTAATGATAAGATAACGGTTAAAGCAGAATGTTTAGATTCAACTGGTGTTGTAATAAACACTTTTGAAGAAGACTTGGAAAAGACTAATGAAATTGCAATTGATTATCAATGGATTTTGTATCCGTAATATAATTGGACCTGTGGGATTAACTGGCAATCCGCTGGCCTGAAGAGCCAGAGTTCCCGATTCGAGTTCGGGTGGGTCCACAGAATAATGGAACAACAGTGTCTGTACTGCCATCACCCTTGCAAGGGTATACAGAAGCCATGCTCCTATCATCTAGTTGGTCAGGATATGCCCCTTTCACGGGTAGTACACGGGTTCGAATCCCGTTGGGAGTACAAAATTGGCCCTATCGTCTAACGGTCAGGACGACTGGTTTTCGGCCAGTAAATGAGAGTTCGATTCTCTCTGGGGCTACAAATATAAGGTCTGCTAGTAGAGTTGGTTACAATATCGCACTGTCACTGCGAAGGTCACGGGTTCGAATCCCGTGCAGACCGCCAAATTGGTCCTATCGTTCATCGGCTAGGATGCCTCCCTGTCACGGAGGTGAGGAGGGTTCGATTCCCTCTAGGACCGCAAATATATTGGGCACGTGGTGTAATGGTAGCATGTTATAAAACAAGTCATAACCTGATAAGGTTATCTGCAGCATTAAATGTTAATTTTCCTTTCACGAAAAAGATGTAGGTTCGAATCCTGCCGTGTCCGCACAGATGAGACTGTTACTAATTCATAGAACTACATATTGTAAGCGTAGAATTAGAAAATTGGGGCTATAGTTTACCAGGCGAAAATAGTTGGCTTGCACCCAGCAGAACGGAGTTCGAGTCTCCGTGGCTCCACCTTGACTTTTTTGCATTTTGCCGTATATTTATATTAAAAAGAATATATGGCAAGAGCAGAAAAAAGAAAATATCATTACATTTATAAAATTACGTGTAATATAACAAATAGGTTTTATATTGGTATGCATAGCACTGATAACCTTAATGATGGTTATTTTGGTAGTGGAAAAAGATTATGGTTTTCAATAAACTATCATGGTAAAGAAAACCATGCTAAAGAAATATTAGAATATCTACCTAGTAGAATATTATTAAAAGAAAGAGAAAAAGAATTAGTAAATAAAGAATTGTTATCTGAGGATTTATGTATGAATCTTAAAGAAGGTGGTGATGGTGGGTTTTCAAGTGAAGAACATAAACAAAAATTTATGGCTATTGCTAAAATTAACAGACTAAAAAAATTAAAAACAGATGTTGAATTTGCAAATCGTAATAGAACTTTATTAATGGAAAATACTAAAAAAGCTAAAGAAAATGGTAACTTTAAAAATGTTTCATTTAAAGGTAAAACTCATTCAGAAGAAACAAAACAATTACTATCTGAAATAAGAAAAGGTACTGGAACTGAGGAAACAAATAGCCAATTCGGTACATGTTGGATAACCAAAGAAGGTATTAACAAAAAGATTAAAAAAGAAGACCTTGAAACCTATCAATTAGATGGTTGGTTAAAAGGAAGAAAAATAAAATAATTTTGTTTAATTGAAATTAATGATTATCTTTGTAATCTAATTTAAAAATATTAGTTATGATATATTATAATGATAAAAAATGGGGTAAGAGTTTAGAAGCTCTTATGAACAAAGAAGGGTTTAACTCTTTAACTGAGGAAGAATTAAAAATTGTAAATAAACATATTTCTAAAGGTGAAACTGTTTATTTTTTAGTTAATCCTTTTGTTTGTGAAATGGGTGCTGGTGAAGAAGGTCATTTAGACGAATTTATTTGGGGTACAGATAAAGAAGTGTTAAATGATTTATATTATCAGTTACGAGAAGAAATATAATCTGGCAATATCTGGTAATTTTATTTACTAGAGAAAGCTTGAAAACATAGGTAAAAACGGGTATTTTAAATTCTATCTGGCAACCTCTGGTAATTTTGGGAGATACTTTAATTGGTTAGAAGGCCACCTAGACGGGTGGTAGCGTAGGGTTCGAAACCCTCTCTCTCAACAAGTTATAAAATAATTAAAAAAAGTTTAAATAAAAACTTGTTTAATTGAAATGTTATGTATATATTTGCATAAATAAAAACGTTAGTTCTATGAGGGGTTGTAAAAAGATAATCATAGGGAATTATGTCAGAAGTCCTACAGACATAACTAACACAAGGTGCGATAGCTCAGTTGGTAGAGCACTGCCCTGAAGAGGCAGGTGTCGCTGGTTCGAATCCAGCTCGCACCACACTTGACTTTTTTGCGTTTTCGTGTATATTTATAATAAAAGAATATATATGACAAGAACAAAAAAAAGAAAATATCATTACATTTATAAAATTACATGTAATGTGACAAACAGATTTTATATTGGTATGCATAGTACCGATAATCTTAACGATGGTTATTTTGGGAGCGGTAAAAGATTATGGTTTTCAATAAATTATCATGGTAAAGATAATCACACAAAAGAAATTCTAGAGTTTTTAGAAACTAGAGAATTATTAAAAGAAAGAGAAAAAGAACTAGTTACTAAAGAATTGATAAGTGAAGATTTATGTATGAATTTAGTTGTTGGTGGTGAAGGTGGTGGATTTGTTAATAAAGAACATTTACAAAAATTTCAATTAGCAGGTTCAAAAGCTGGGGTTAATAGTAGACTTGAAAAGTTAAAAAATGATTTAGATTTCAAAGAAAAAATGTTTAAAATATCAAGTGAAGCTCAAAAGAAAAAATATGTTATGGGTGTTTTAACTGGTTTTAATGGTGGTGTTAGATTTGAAAGTAAACATTCAGAAGAAACAAAACAATTAATGTCTGAACAAAGAAAAGGTACTGGTGTTGGTAAAACAAACAGTCAATACGGAACGTGTTGGATAACAAAAGATAATAACAATAAAAAAATTAAAAAAGAAGACCTAGAAATCTACCTAAATGAAGGTTGGTTAAAAGGTAGAAAATAAAAATACAGTAAGACGGTTACACTTACGTAAAGAACTTTAACAAGCCATGGAAGATGTTAAGGTGAAATGATTGTGACAGCTGAGGAAATGCTAGAATTTCTGGGTTTGCAGTTCGGACCCTCTCCCAAAGAAAACACTGCAATGGTACTATCGTGGGAAAGATGGTACCAAAACACGAGGTGTTAAGGTTCGAATCCTTTCACCTCGACAAAATAGCAAGCCAAGTTACGGTGGTAAGACTGCGACAATACCGAGGTGATTAAGTAATATCGCAATTACGTCCTCTTGCTATAGTAAAGTATCTCAACTGGATAGAGACCCTGCGTGGAGCAGGATGATGCGAGTTCGAATCTCGTCTTTACACTAATTTTAAATTAAATAAAATGGCAACAGCTGCAAAACGTTCTAGACAGTCTAGAGTATTAGTAATGCTTGAGAAGCAACTAAAAAGTGGTGTGAAAACACAAAAGAAAACAACCGATGTTAAGGTTCCATTGACGGAAACTGATATCAAAAGAATAAAAAAGGAGATTGAAATCCTTACAAAATTAGTATAAAAGAAAGATAAAAAAAGATTATTTCAGCAACAAAAAATCTATAGCCTGTTAAGCTCGTTGTCATGGGTTCGAGTCCCATACTGTCCGATATTACTGGGCGGTTAGCTCAGTTGGTTAGAGCACGAAAAAGAAAAAAGTTAATCTTGTTATCGCATACAGAACAAGCTCAGGTAACCCATTTAATGGGTGAACGGTTTCTAGTGCCTAGGTGTATCTATTCCCTTGAGCCTCTGTTCTAAAATAAAGTTTCCTTGTTCTATAGAAAATAAGGTGGTGGAAGCATCTATTTGAATCGTTCAACTAGTCGCCCCAAAATCCACGAATAAACGTGGTGTTAACGATGTAAAAATCAATAACGGACTTAGGTCCATGTGATAAGTGGCGAAATTGGTAGACGCAATGGTGAGTTAAACGAAGGGACTATCCTAAACCTCATCCTTAATGAAAGGACAAACTGTTGGATACTTAGTGCAGGTTCGAAGCCTGTCTTATCAACAAATTCAATACATAATGTATTGTTTTACAATGTTTTAAAAAAAACTTTAAAAATTTTGTTATTTTTATTTTGTGGAATGAAATATAGATTATATATTTGCACTCAATAAAAATAACAATTTAAAATTTAATCAAATGGGATTTAAAGACTTGTTTATTGTTAGTGATGAACCATCAACAAATAAACCTACAGAAACTGCAAAACCTTCGGCTTCTACTACGAAGTTTCCGACTGCAGCAACAACAGAAGTACCAGCTGCTTCTACGTATAGTTTTCCAACTGCGGAAACTACAACTCCAACATTCATACCTCAACCAACGACACCAGTTTTTGCTAGTGCTCCACCATCTGAGTATTTGAATAAAGCTTTAGAGGTTTATCAAAAAGGTTTTGATTCATTGAATCAGCCAGGTTTTGATTTCTATGAGTTTTATCAATCAGTGGCTAGTGGTGGTATTGACAATCCTGCTGTTTATGCAATGGCATTTCAAATGGCATCAGCTATGGACAAATCAATTTCTAAAACTAGCTTAACACAACAAGCTGATTTCTATTTAGGTGAAATTCAAAAAGTTTATGAAGATTACGTTCTTAAAGGACAAGCCAAAAGACAAGAAGTTGAATCGCTTAAGGTTAATGAGAATCAATCATTAACCAATGAGTTAAATGATATGAGACATCAATTGGAAGCGTTGCAAACACAAATTGAAGACCGTAGTAGAAAACTATCAGCTATTGATAGCAAATATAATCCACAACTTAGCGAAATTGATAGCAAACTTGCTGCTAACTCTACAGCTAAGGATAGAATCGTAGGTTCTATTCAAACAGTTAAGCAAGGAATTAATAATAATGTTAAATAATAATAAAATGGGAACAGAAACTCAATTTAAATCGGCTCCAACATTAAATGCAAATTTAATGAATCTACCTATGATGAAGAATTATAGTGAGAGCCAAATTGTTACTAAGGTTGATAACTTTAGAAAAGGTGAAAAGAATCTATATTGGTTCTTGAAGTTAGGTGTATTTGGAGCAATCGGATATGCATTATGGGTATACGTATTACCACCAGTAATGGTTGCGTTAGGTCAATTCTTAGCAATGGCCGCTACTGCAATCGCAGTTGTAGCGTTGGTAATCATGGCTCCAGTAATCCTTAAAGGTATTCGTGCTTTTACAAGGTTCTTACACAAATCAGTTATTAGATTTGACCCATTTGGTCAGTTGGAAATAACTAGACAGAAAATGATTGCTAATCAAGCTACATTCCGTATTGCCAAGGGTAATTTGAAATCTCTTCAACAAGATATGCAAAATGAATCTCTTAGAGCAAAAGAAGAAGCTGAAAAAGGTGATAAAGAAACATTACGTCTAAGAGGTAAAGCTGAAAAAATCAAAGCTGACATGGAAGCAATGGTTGCTAAGATGGGTGTTGATGCTAAAAGTGAAGATGCATATGTTGACTTGGCTGCTGAAATGCAAAAAACGCTTGCTACATCTATGCAGGTTGCTAACAAAGCGATGCAATCAAAAGATTTCACTGTAAAGTACGGAACTCGTTTCAACGTATTGAAAAAAATCAATCAAAAATTGGTTATGGTTGAAACTGGTATGGATATCAAGATTTCAGATTTTGATGCTACGGTTGAAATGTTAAAGAAAGACTACGAAACTGGTCAAAAGTTAAACGCTGCTACTACCGCTGCTAAATCAGCAATGGGATTCTCTAGCGATTGGGAACGTGATTATGCTTTGGAAGTTATTACTTCAACAATCTCTGCTGATATCGCTATTAGTTCTGGTAACTTTAAAGATATCGAAAGCTTGACACAAAACTATGATTTGAACTCTGATGAGTTGTTTGCTAACTTAGATGCTATCGCTGATAAAATCCAAGCAGGTGATGGTAACGTTTTAGATGTTAAAAAATACAACAACGTTGATTATAAATTAACAACAGAAGATAAATCAAAATCAGGTGGTTTTGGTGACATGTTCTAAGAATTAATAAAAAAACTGTTCGAGTAGCAACCATTGACTCATTATCTGGTTGTAAAGGGGTGGACAAATATAATTGTGGGATTGCCGAGCCTAAACGAGTAAGAAGGTAGTCATGATAGTTTTAGACCGATGAGGGTAGTTTCTAGAGTGGCGAAAAAAAAATGTAAAAATGGTAAAAACAAATTTAAAACTGTGGGAAAAATTATCTAACTTTAGTTTAGATAACCCAGAAGCGTCATTCTCATTTACTGACAGACTTGCCAGAGAGAATGGGTGGTCGATTGAGTTTTCAAAACGAGTGGTTGATGAATACAAGAAATTCATCTATATGTCAGTCGTATCTGGAAAATCATTAACACCATCGGATGAAGTTGACCAAGCATGGCATTTGCACTTGGTATATTCTTACTCATATTGGGTAGAAATGTGTGAAAATACTCTTGGTGGTTTCAGATTACATCATGGTCCAACCAAAGGTGGGGTGACAGAAAAAAATAGATATGACAACCAATATTCGCAAACTCTAGATTTTTATCGAAATGAATTTGGTGGTGATGCACCTAAGGATATTTGGCCTAATCATGATGTTAGATTTGGTAAGGTTAACTTTAAACGTGTAAGCATGCATGATAACTATGTCTTAAACAAAGAAAAGGTTAAAAAATACACATTAAGTCTTGCGACAATCTTGTTTACGTTGTTTGGTGCTGTTTTGTTTTTATCAGCAAAACCATCAGATGGTAAGCTTGAATTATCAACAATTTTATGGATTGTTTTTGGTGTTATTTGTGGTATATTTTTAATTAGAGGTATATACCGATATATGACAAGAAATTCAAGAAGTAGCCGTTCATCAAATTCTTCGTCTAGTTCTTCTTCTTCTGATAGCGGATGTGGTATAGTATCTTCATTTTTCGGATGCGGAACATCAGGTTGTGGTTCATCAGGGTGTGGTTCATCAGGTTGTGGTGGATGTGGTGGTTGTGGTGGATGTGGAAGTTAAAAAAAAAACGTAAAAAAAAGTAAAAATGTTTGGTACATTAAAAAAGATTGTTATCTTTGTACCGTTAAACAATATTAATTAATTTAAATTTATTAAAAAAATGGGAAGAATCCTTAAACAACAAAAATTAACAACCTTAGCAGAAGGTGTTATCGTAGCACTAGGTGTTGCAGTATTATTAACTGGTGTGTATTTTTTCGCACCTGGACTTAGAGTTGCAGTTTCAAAACAATTAACTGGACTTACAATTGATGGTGACGACCTTAATAACGTAACCAAAGGTGCTAAATTGCCGTTACCATCGGAAACAGTATCTTCAGCAGTCGCTTCTAAAGGACTTATCCGTATCGCAGAGTATGCGTGGAATGGTAACTCTGGAATGATTGTAGCTAACGGTGGTCCTCGTACTACAGAAGGTTCTCTTATGGAAGCTGCAGGTGTAAACTTGGAAATCGTAAGACAAGACATGGTAGGTGGTTTACGTGATATGCAAATCAAATTTGTTGAAGAATTTGATAAAGGTGTAGCTTATCCTAAATCTGATAAATCAGCTTTCGCTGTAAGTATCATGGGTGATGGTGTGCCATTCTATATTACAACTACACAGAAATCTCTAGATGAGAAATTTGGTAAAGACAAGTACCACGTACAAGTATTAGGAGCATATGGTTTATCATATGGTGAGGATAAACTTATCGGACCAAGAATTTGGAGAGATAATCCTCAATCAATGAAAGGTTGTGTTATATCTTCAGTAATTGGTGATGGTGACTGGGTTGTTGCATGTAACTATGCGGCTGCTAATAAAATCAACATTAATCCAGACCCAACAACATGGGATGCAAATGCGATTAACTTCGTACCATCACAAGACGATGACTACATCAACTCTGTAAAAGAATTGATTAAATCTCAAAAAACTGGATATACTGTTCCGTTAAAAGAAGTTGTAAATGGTAAATTAACTGGTAAAACAATCAACCATAAAATTGATGGTGCAACAACATGGACACCAGGTGATAAAATGGCATTCGATGCGTTAACTGGGTTTACTGATGTAGTTACTACAAAAGATTTCGTTAACCAAATGGCAACAACTCTAGTAGGCGTTAAAGAATGGGCCTTACAACATGATAAAGAGGTTATTGCAATCTTAAAACAAACTTATGTTGCGGCTAATCAAATGAAACAATACGATGAGTGGGCTGTAAGAGCATCAGAAGCTGTTGCAAAAACATACAACTTTGAAACACCTAAATACTGGTACGATTTGTTCAAAGGACAAAAAGCTACTCCAGAGCAAGTTGCTAAAAATGGTGGATTAGAATATAACATCGGTGGTTCACGTGTATTCAATTATGCTGATGCAATGCAATACTACGGTATTTCAGATGGTAAAAATCGTTACAAAGCTGTTTACGAACAAGTATCTACTTATTTGACAGACTTAAACCCATGTGGTTTCAATGAATCTAATCCAGATGGCGTTGTAGCTTACGAAGATGCTGTTAACTTATATTTCTTAACATCAGCAAATGTTAATGATAAAGGTACTGTAGAAAAGATTACGTATGCTGATACTAAAACACAAGTTTTGGCTAACGGACAATGGAACATCAACTTTGAAACTGGTAGTGCAACTATCTCTGGTTCAACAAGAGACTTAGAAACAATCTATAACTTGTTAACTCAAGCAGAAGAAACTAAATTGAAAGTTGTTGGATTTACAGATAATGTAGGTAACCCTGCTAGCAATATAACATTATCTAATGGTCGTGCTCAATCAGTAGTTGCTTACTTGAAAGGTAGAGGTATTTCTGGAGACCGTTTCCAATTGGTAGATGGTAAAGGTGATGCTAACCCAGTAGCTGATAACTCAACTGCAAGTGGTAAAGCTAAAAACCGTAGAGTTGAAATCACTTTGCTAAAATAATAGCCATACAATAATAAAAAAAACCGTGGCAAATAGTCACGGTTTTTTTATAAATTAAAACTTAAAAGATGTTTAAAAAAATATTCACACCGTTTAGAAACCTTAATGGTTTAACAAAAAATATAATTGTATTGATATGGTTAGCCTTATTAGTATCAATTTGGTTTGTGTCAGGTTCAATTGGAACAACACATTTATTCCCAACACCTGCACAAGTATTTAAAGGTTTGGGTGATGTATGGCAAGAAGGTCTTATTACACATTTAGGTAGTTCACTATCATTGTGTTTCCAAGCCATATTTTATTCAGTGATTATCTCGATGATTTTCGCTTACTTAACAACAATTGCCTTCTCTAAGTCGCTAGGAACGTTCTTATCAAAATTAAGATACTTACCACCAACTGGAATTGCTTTCTATGTTACGATTATGATGTCAGATGCAAGAGCAATACAAGTATGGGTACTTGTTATCTTCATGTCAACATTCCTTATTACAAGTCTTATTCAAATGATTAAAGACATTCCACAAGAAGAATTTGACCATGCTAAAACACTTGGGTGTAATAGATGGGAAATGCTTTGGGAAGTTGTTATCAAAGGTCGAATAGATTATGTAATCGAATTGGTTAGACAAAACTTAGCAATCGTATGGGTTATGCTTGTAACCGTTGAGAGTATTCTTATCGCTGCAGGTGGTCTGGGAGTTCTTATCAAGAATGGTGACCGTTTAGGTTCTAATGGTAGAGTTATCGCAGTTCAAGCTGTAATCATCTTGGTAGGTGTTGCCTTGGACTTTTTATTAACCAAACTACGCAAATTAGCGTTTAGATATTCAAATTATTAAGATTATGAAAGAAAATAAATTAATTTTTCTGTTGGTTTGTGCTATAATGTCTGCGGTTATGTATTGTTTAGCTTTTCATGCAGAAAGGGATGAAAACAAAGTTTTGAAAGAAAAAATCATTAAATTAGAAAAAAGAAACCATGAGTTATAAAGAAACAAAAACCCTATTGTACATCAATGATGTAAGTTTAGGTTACGATGGAAAAACAATACTTAAAAATGTTAATTTTGACATCAAAGATATTGTTAGAGATGGTCACGATGCAACTGGTCAGGTAATTGCGTTTATTGGTCGTTCTGGTAGAGGTAAATCAACCCTTTTCAAAGGACTAACAGGTTTGCTTAAACCAACACAAGGTCAAGTCCTTATCACGGACTTGACAACAGAAGCTGATGATGATGCCAAGCCATTGGGTGAGGGTGATATGGGGTTTGTAGACCAAAAATACACGCTTTTTAGACACAAAACCATTACGCAGATATGTGAATATGCTTTGAGAAAATCAACAGCTACCAAGCCCGAAAAAGATGCTATTATTAATGAGTATCTAACGGATTGGGGATTGTTGGAACATAAAGATAAATACTCATGTGAGTTATCTGGTGGACAAAGACAAAGAACGGCAATCATTGAGCAAATGCTTACATCTAAACACTTTATGATTCTAGATGAACCATTTTCTGGGTTAGATGTTGGAAACATTGAAAAGGTTAAGCAATCATTCAATAAAATTACTGCTGCTGATGAATTGAATACTATTATATTCTCTACTCACGATATCCGTTTGGCTGCTGAGTTGGCTGATAGTATTTATGTAATCGGATTTCCAGAAGGAGAAACAAATTATTCAACAATCTTGAAACACTATGACCTTAAAGCAATGGGATTAGCATGGCAACCTTACGGTGAGGGTCACAGACAACTTGTTTCTGATATAAAAGAATTGTTACTTAAGTCATAATTTAGTTGACTTTCATATAAAACAGACGTATATTTGCGTTCATAAAATATTTAAAACACGGTGGGCCCGATAAAACCAAAAAATAACATATTTATTAATAAAAACAAAAACAATGAAAAAAGTAATTTTAGCTTTGGCTTTGGTTGTAACGTTAGCATTCGTATCATGTAAAAATGATGCTACAGCTACAGCAACAACAACCGATTCTACAGCAGTAGCTACAGATTCAGTTAAAGCTGATACGACAAGTGTTGACACTACTGCAGTGGTGAAAGATACTGTAAAGTAAAACCCAATAACCGCTAGATTGATTTTTAGCGGTTATTCTAGAAAATAAGATTTATGTGATTACTTAATTATATAATGAAAACTAAATACAAACATATGGAAGGTGATAGTAAAAGCGATAAACAGGAAAGTCTTAGGAACAGTTTGCCTAATGACAGCGACATTCCTGAACCCCCTAGGTTTCGATATACTGGTTTACAAACTGACAGAATTAACGAAAAACTACTGGCATACAATGTTCGTACTTTATGGATGTGCGTTCCTATCGTTTATATTATCTTTTATTTTATTTAAATTAAACAAAAAAGATTTAGGTAATACTTTAATAACGATAGCGTTGTTCTTAAACCCATTTGGTTATGACTTGGTAGTGTTTTGGATTAATTCTATAACCAAAGATTATTGGATGACAATGAGTATAATGTATACGTTAGCTGGATTATTCTTTGCTTTGTTTATGTACTTATATAACATAAATCCAGTATATGCATTTAGATATCATTCAATTAGAACACGTAATCACATAAAACGTAAATTAAAACAAAAAAATGGAAAACTTTGATGACCTTTTTAACAAATTCTTAGGTAAAGATGATGAAAATCAAGATTTTTTAAATTCTGAAGCCAAAAGAATAATTGATATGATTGATAGTTTCAAGAATATCAATCCTGATGGTACTTATACTGGTGCCGAATTGGATAAACTTGATGATGAATTGGATGACAAATTAGGTGAACCAGATGACATCGAGTATTCAACTGATGGTGAAATGTATTTTGAAAAACGTATGTGGTACAAACCACTAGGTGTTATTATTAAAACACTTGTTAGTGATGAACCACTTGGACCAATTAAAAAGAAAGAAGAAATTCCTTTACAAGAACAATTACAAATAGCTGTTGAAAGTGAAAATTATGAATTAGCTGCAGAATTAAGAGATAAAATCAAAAAAGCTATTGCCAAAGAAAAAAGAATTGCTAAAAAATTAAACAAGTAACTATCACATTATCAATACTTTAAAAAATAAATGTAATTTTTTTGAAAAAAAGTAATAAAAAAACTTGATTAATTAAAAAACTTTCGTACATTTGCATATATTTATTAAACAAACAGGGTAAAACCCACAAAATTAGAAACAATGATGACAACAAAAACATATCAAACGAAACAGTATCAACCTCAAGGCGGAACGCCTAAAGGCACAACTGGGTATGTCATGAAGTCAAACATGATAAAGTAAAACAATACGCAAGTATTATTTATTAACCCAGTTAGAGAAATCTAAACTGGGTTTTTTTATGCAACAAAATTAACAAACGAGTGGTAGAGGAGTCAGGTCTATCTCGCTGGCCTTGGACGCTAGAGCACGTGGGTTCGAATCCCACTCACTCGACAAAATAGAATAAAATAATAACAATTCGGGTAATACGTTAATTGGCAAACTGGGCGGCATGCGGCTGCTCGATAAAGGTTCGAATCCTTTAAACCCGACAAGAAAATAAAAATTATGAAAAAGATAAAGAACATAAAGAGTAAACACTAACCGCCTTCAATGCGTTGAAGGGATAGTAATAACTATGGCTTCAAAACATTGCTGGCGATGTACTCGGCTTTTAACCGAGGAAAATGGGTTCGATTCCCGTTGGGGCTACAAGACAAATAAAATTGCATCTATAGCCAAAATGGAATAAGGCACCATACTTTTAATATGGGCTGTCTGGGTTCGAGCCCCAGTGGATGCACAAGTGTTCAATATAATTACATGTTCATTGACAATGAACACTCATAAATAATGAACACATTAATCTAGGTGTGGGAAAGTTGGTATTCCGCATGGTTTGGGACCATGAGACCGCAGGTTCGAGCCCTGCTACTTAGACTGAGAAGAGACTGTTACTAATTCATAGAAGACCGTGAAGAACTCGAAGCGTAGAATTAGAAAATTGCAGATGTCGCATAGTGGCCAATTGCACCTGACTTCCAATCAGGACTTCGTGAGTTCGAATCTCACTATCTGCACGAGAAAGGACTGTTACTAATTCATAGGGACCCACACGGAAAAGTGTTTGCATAGAATTAGAAATTTTGGGATATGATGTAACGGTAGCATTACTGGTTTTGAGCCAGTCCGTCAAGGTTCGAATCCTTGTATCCCAACAAGATAAAGAGAGATTTCAGCAATTAACAAAAACAAACTTTTAATTTGAAACAATATCTCTCTGTTCTATCTGGGGTACCGCCAACGTAGGAGAGTTGGGCCAGTCTGTAAAACTGGTGCTTCGGCTGAGCAGGTTCGAATCCTGTGTGCCCCACAAAAATATGCACGTATAGTTTAACAGGAAAAATAGGGGATTTGTAACCCTCAGTTGTCGGGTCAGTTCCGTCTATGTGCTCTAATAATTTAAAATGATGGAATTTAGGAAAAGTTTTGATGGTTTTATTAAAATAACCATACCAGAAATCGAAGTAGTTACGTGGGCTAGAGATTTAGAAGATGCTAAAGTAGCAATAGCAGAAGCATGGGAAGCACATCGTCTTATGATTAATCAATTTGCATCAGTTTCTGAAAAAAAAACTTACAATGATTTGGTAAATTAAAAAAACTTCATATCTTTGCGAAATAAATTATAAAGATATGGATTGTACAACTCAAACAGTAGATAGAATAAATGGTCAATTGGTTGATAAACCTAAAAGACAATTTAATGATTTAGAATCAGCTATCAAACACGCAAAAAGCGTTAATGCTTTGCCAGATAGAAAGTTTAAAGTTGTTGCTTACAAATGCAAAACATGTTACAAGTTTCATGTTGGTAGAAATGGCAACACTATAAGCGACAAAGAAAAAGAAAAATGGAAACCACAAGGTTTCAAGATAGTTGGTAAAATCAACTTGAAATGATATACTGGTTTTTGACACCGATTTACCGTTAGGAAAATCCTTTTAAGGGCTGAGGCTTAATGTCAAGCGTAGCAAACGGTCTTAGGAGATTAACAGAATACAAATGGGGTGTGACGGATGCAGAGAGAGGCATAAATGCGAGTGTAGCTCAGTTGGTAGAGCACCTGATTACCAATTAGGTTGTCGAGGGTTCGAATCCCTTCACTCGCTCTGGGTCTGTTGACGTGGCGACTTAGGCGAAACAAACCATGTCCAAGAGGTGAAAGTCCTCTATTTTGGGGAGGTTGAAATGTTGGTCTTGTGCATTCTGTTAAAGAAGAATGCTTTCTGCAAACTCAAACACACTTCACACAAACTGTAAATTTGAAAAACGCTGGTTCGATTCCAGCCCTCCCCACAAATTTTAAAAATTGACATATTTATTAGGAAACAAAATATTATGTCAAAATCACACAAACCAGGGAAACCTAAAGCAAACAGAGGTAATCAAGTAAAAAGAACTGCTGTAATTAAAAAGAATGAAGAAATTCTATCTAGATTGAAAAATCAATAACTAAATCCATGTGAAAGCATGGATTTTTTATTTTATATTCGTATATTTACATATAAAAGAATTATTATGAATATACGTAAATTAGTAAGAAAAGCTTTGCTTACCGAAGCTGAAAAAAAAGACCATAAACATGAATATGGATGCCTTATGGTTTTCCTAGATGTAAACGAAGAATCATGGGAAGAACTACAAGACATGATTGACGAAGATGACCTATACACCGAAGAAGGTGACAACAGTTATGGTAGAGAAGATGAACCTCACGTAACCATATTATATGGCCTACATGACGACATCGAGGACGAAGATATAGAAGAAGACATAAACGAAATTAAAGAGCCTAAAATCGCTTTTAAATCGATTTCTTCCTTTGATAATCCTAAATACGATGTATTGAAGTTTGATGTTGAAAGCAAAGACTTGCATAAATTGAATAAGGTATTTAAAGAATATCCGTTTACTAGCAACTTCCCAGATTATCATCCACATTGTACAATAGCGTATTTAAAACCAGGAAAGGCAGCAAAATACATAAAGAAAGCTAAAGATTTGGTTAATATGGAAATGGAACCTTCAAAGATTGTTTATTCAAAAGCTGACGGAAGTAAAAAAGATTATAAAATGAAGTAATTCGTTATATTTATAATAAAGACAAAAATATGTTAAATATAAAAAAATTACTTAGGGAAGCACTATTAAATGAGATTGATTGGGATGATACATTCAGTGATGTAAAACAAACATGTGTTAATCCTAAACAAATTGTTAAACACTTAAATGATATTAGAGGTAACAAAGGGTTAGAAACAAAAGATAGACAAAAATTTCCTAAAGGGTTGCCTTATCTTCATGCTAGTTCTGAATTTTTTAACGATGGTGAAGATGTAGATATTGATTATTTCATTAAACAAATAACCAAAAGACCAAACAACTTAATCAACACCAACGAGAAAATTCTTAAAACTGGTAATCATAATGAATATGTTTATAAAACTGGTTTGCCAGCATTTAGAGGTATAGTATACGATATGGATAAACAAAAGTTTTCATTTATTGAAACTTGTCCTGGTGCTGGTAAGTGTGTTAACATATGTTATGCTTTAAAAGGTCGTTTTATTCAATATAGTGCTTCATATGATAGTATGACTAGAAGACTTAATTTTCTTTTGAATGACCCAAATGGTTATGAACAACAATTTTATGAAGAATTAAAAGAAAAATGTATTGAACATGGAGCTTTAGAAGGTTACAAAAATAAAGTTTTGTTACGTTGGAATGATTCTGGTGATTTCTTTACAAAAAGATATGTTGCAATAGCTGAAAATGTTATGAGCAAATTACAATCTGAAGGGTATAATGTTGATAGTTATGCTTATACCAAAATGGGTGATTTAGCAACCAATGATACTGGTTTTCAAACAACATTCTCTACTGGTGCGAATAAAACGCAAACTGGTAAAAATGACCCTTTGAAAAATAAAATGTCTGTAGTCGTACCTAAACAAATGTTTAAAGATTTAAACTTAATGAAATTTGCTGATGAAAAAACATTAAAAGAACGTATTGCTAATGAATATGGTTTTGATATTAACACAATACTTACTTATGATGAAATGATGCAAACACCAAAAAGTGAAACTCCTAAATGGAATGTTATAATAACTACCAATGATGGTGATGATGCTGGTTTTAGAACAGATGTAAGAACAATATTATTAACACAACACTAATATGAAAAAATTAATTAAACAATTACTCAGAGAAAATTTAGAAGAAGGTATTGAATTTTTTGACACTAAAGATGATGAAATTGGTTGGGATAAAACCAATATTGTTATTACTAATGAAGAAAATGAACCAGTTGGTTATGCTGTTGTTGATTTCAAGATGGATAGTGATGAGTACGTTACTAATAGTTATGAAGACCCAGATGCTGAATATGTTGACCCAGATATGGGTAGACACTTCCCACAAGGAAACGCTGCTAAAATAAATCACATAGAAATATATCAAAAATTCAGAGGTGATAAAGTAAAAAGATATGGTTCTCAACTTATGAATGCTATTTTAGAACGTTGTAAAGAAAAGAATATTAAAACAATATTCCTTAATGCAACACCAGTTGGACCTGAACCTAGACCAACTATTGAAGACTTGCTTAGATACTATCGTAGATTTGGTTTTGAAGTTATTAAAATTGCTGGTGCACATGATATGGTATCACAATTAAAAGAAATAAAAAAAGAGGCATAATAGCCTCTTTTTGTTTTACTTACCTTGTCCTTTGTTTTTCTTTAAATAATTTTTAGATTGTTTAAGTTTAGAGGATTTTGATTTTGCGTGTACTCCTGGTCTTTTCTTTTTAGGTCTATCCAATTTGACACTAGTGTTTGCTGATGTTGTTTTTGCTTTTGCCATAATAACTATTTTTTCTAATAAATAGTTGTTTTTTACTTTTTTTATAGTATCTTTGTAAAAAATAAATAAATTTATGAAAAATAATATTTTTATCAGTATTGATACTGAAAGAGAACAACCAATAGTTATTGGTAAACCACCAGAAGTTCCACCACCATCAACACCTGAAGAAGCTAAAGAAATGATTCTTGTTGATATTACATGTGTTACTGAAGCATTATGTCGTCTTATCGATATTGCTCATCAAAATAAATATGGTGAATTGACAGAACTTGTTGATGCTGCAATTGTAACCATACATTCAATGAAAACTGAGAAACCAGCTGAATCACCAGAAACGGAAGAACCAATTAAAACTGAAGAATAATGATTATAGATGGCACAGGGAAAAATAAATTAACTGCTGTACATTCATTTACAGTATTCCCACAAGACTTAAATTATGCTGACACCCTTTTTGGTGGTAAAGTAATGGCAGAAATGGATATTGCAGGTGTAAAGGTTGTTAGACGTGCTTTATATGGTACAGGTGCTGATGGTGCCGTTACTGCAAGTGTTGATAGAATAGATTTCAAAAAACCAGCTTTCTTGGGTGATTTGATTACTATGACTGCTGAAATTAAAACACTAGGTAAATCCAGTATTCAAGTTAAAATAAGTGTTTCTAGTGAAAGTACTATGGGTGAAGTACAAGATATTTGTGCTGCTAATTTTACGTTTGTAGCAATGAAAGATAAAAAGTCTTTTCACCATGGGTTAAGCTTTGATAAATTAGAAAATAAACAAGATGAAAAAACCGACAATAAAATTTAATGGGGGGGACCCAGTTGCTTTATGTGATGAGTGTTCTGTAATCACAGAATATGTAACGTACAATGAAGATGATACTTTTACTATCAAAGGTACTGAAAAAGAAGTACCTTTGTATTGTGAAAAATGTTCTGAAGTTAAAACAATAGAAAAAGCAAAAGCAATTATTAAATCAAGCAATACACAAGAACATTTGGATGCTGCAATGAATTATTTAGACCTATACTTGAAAACTTATTCAAATGGGGCAATATATCATGATTTAATAGAGTTGCTAAGAGATAGAAAAACAGAAATTAACGCTAATTATTCAAAATAGTGCATCAAATTAAAAAAACACTTAAAAAAAACGCATTTTACTTAATATTTTCAAAACCTGGTGTTTACCTTAAGGTTCTGGTTTGGCGAACCTGTCTTATTGGGTTATTCACTCTGGCTATGGGGTTATTCGTTAAATTTTTTCACTTTGATAAATCTACAATTCCAGCAACAATGCATAGTCTTATTGGAATTGTTATTGGTTTGTTATTGGTATTTAGAACCAATACAGCTTATGATAGATGGTGGGATGGTCGTAAGATAATTGGTAACCTATCAACTCAAGTAGGTTTGATAACAGCCAGACTAGTTACGATGAAAAGTTATCAAAACAATTATTATTCAGATTCTACCAAAAATTTTAAAAGAATAGTTAAAAAATTTTTGGTATCTTTACACGATTATTTAGTGAATAGTATGGATAATCAAGAATCTACAACATTTCATATAAAACAAAATAAGATTATTGAAGAAGCTTTTATAGAATTGCATCAATTTGACTCAAATGACCCAAATGTTGCACATATTAACAATTCATTAAATTTACTTTTGGAACATTCAAATAATTTAGAACGTATAAAAAATACACCAATACCATTGGCTTATGTTTTACATATAAAAATGAGTATATTGATTTATCTTTTAACACTTCCTTTTGGAATGTTTCATGAAATGGGTTTATGGGCTACACCATTGGTTATGTTGGTATATTATATTATTGCAGGTGTGGAAATTATTAGTAACGAGATAGAAAATCCATTTGCTGATGACCCTAACGATTTGCCAACCAGTGAATTATTTAAGGATATGTTAGATGCATTAAAAGATAATGAAAAAAAAGTTGTCAGTACCAAAATTAAGTTGTAGATTTGCATCATGGGAACATTCAAAAAAATAATACGAGGACAAGAGTTGTATCTTTACAATGGTAAAGGTCAGTTAATATACAAAAGATGGCTCAACCATGGGTATTCTAAAGTATTTGATGTAGCAACATATGACAAGCATACTCTTGTATCAATAACAGAAGAAGGAACAAAGAAAAATGTATGAGTAAAATTAGTATAATAGCTGCGGCTAGCAAGAATTTAGTAATTGGTAAAGATAATGATTTGCCATGGAACTTACCAAGCGATTTAAAAAGCTTTAAGGCAATAACACAAGGTAGTTTTGTGATAATGGGTAGAAAGTGTTGGGAAAGTATTCCTGAGAAGTTCAGACCTCTACCAAACAGACAAAATATAGTTATCACCAGAGACCCACATTACGAAGCTAAAGGAGCTGCAGTAATTAATGATTTGGAAACTATCATAAGAGTTTTTAAGAATGATGGGGAACATGGTGAAGTATTTATTATCGGTGGTGCACAGATATACAAAGAAACATTCAAGCATGCTGATAAATTGTATTTAACTCAAATACTTAGTGAAGTTGAGGGTGATACGTATTTAGAAGGATTAGATTTTACTGAATGGGCTTTGAGTGAAACATCAGAACATATCATTGAAAATGGTATAGAGTTTAGATTTACAACATTTGATAAATTAAGCAATGTCACAGGAGAGAAAAAGGGTGGAGAAAGCTCCGATAGCGAAGCCAACACCTAAAAAAAGAGAAGAAGTTAAGGTTGCTGAGGTTGAAAAACCAAAGGTTGTGGTTAAACCAGAAATCAAAACAGAGGATTTAATGAATCCAGAAATTGCGATTACTGATTACAAAAGAGCAAGAACAAAACCTAGCAACGACAAATATGTGAGATATGCTAGTAGTGAATACCTAAAGGACAAATTAACTATATCTGAAAAGATACAAAAAAATGAAATGAAATTTGCGTATTTCGCAGTAGATGGTGATGAATTTTATCACTATTATATTTTAACCAAATAATAATTAGGAAAAATGAATTTAAAAGAAAAAATCAATGCTGATTTTATTTCAGCATTCAAAGCAAAAGATATGGAAAGAAAAAACTTTCTAGGTCTATTGAAAAGTGAAATCCAAAACGAAGAAGGTAGAGGAACTGTAACAACTGATGGAACAGTTTTGATTATCTTACGTAAGATGGAAAAAGCACTTAAACTAACCAACGACCCACAATCCTTGGTGGAGTTATCATACATGGACCCTTATTTACCAAGTCTTATGACTGAAGAACAAATCAGAACTATTGTTAAAGGTTATAAAGATTCTGGTTTAACAAACGCTGGTCAAATCATGGGACAATTCAATAAAGAACATAAGGGGTTAGCTGATAACAAATTAGTTTCATCAATAGTAGCAGAAGTATAATGAGTATAATTGTTTTATATTTTTTGTTGGTGCATTGGCTGGCTGATTTCGTTTTACAAACGGAGCACATGGCGTTGAGAAAAAGCACTAGTAATTACTATTTAGGTATGCACGTTACAATTTATACAGTAACAACTATAGTTGCATGGTGGTTATTATTTTTGATAGTGGGCATACATGCAACATCATGGCAATATTTAGGGGCTGGAGTAGCAATATTTGTAATGCATTTTATTACTGATTATATTACTAGCCGTATTACTAGCAAATATTATCAAGCAAAGAAGAGTCACGAATTTTTTGTTACGATTGGATTTGACCAATGGTTACATTACCTTCAAATATTCATAGTATTTAATTACATAATTTTAAAATAAAAAAAATGACAAACGAAGAAATCATCACAAGTTTAGAAGCGATGTTGGTAAACCCAAAAGCAAAGAATTTTCTTAACCATATGGTAAGAAGCTATTTTCCAACCACTAAAAGACTTAAAGTTGAAATCACACCTGAAGGTACATTTAAGTGTGCTTTGAGTAGAAAAGAATTGGTTTTAAACACCGAAGCTAATAAAGATGTTGCGGAAGCTGGTTTTACCAGTAAAGATACAAACACTTTTTTATCTGCAGAATCTTTAAGTGTTTTTACTGATTGGGTAATTGCTAAATCATTCAATAAAGACAAACACATCAATTGGTTACTAAGTGGTGTTAAAAGAACTGATTTTATTGATAGAGCAACTCAAAGTAATTACATCAATGATGATGTTAAAGCTAAAGCTTTTAAATTAAAAGAAAAAACACAAGGAACTAAATCAGCTTCTTTCAAGTTGGGAGATGCAAATAGTGCATTGGCTGCTTTAAAAGCTAAAATGGAGGCCCAAGGGTATTAAAATGAGATTAAATGTTGATTTAACGCAAGGGAAAAAAGAAATTAACGTATATTTTACGTCTGATTTTCATTTATTCCATAACAACGTGCTAAAGTTTGATAATCGTCCATTTGATGACGTGCATCAAATGCATCAAGTGATTGAGCAGCGTTGGAATGAAACGGTCAACCCAGATGATATTGTTATTTATTTGGGTGACTTAAGTTTCGCAAGAAGAGAAGACAAACAATATGTTGAAGATATGTTGAAACGTCTAAACGGTCATATTCATTTTATTATGGGTAACCATGACAAGATTGAAGAAATTAAGAAGTTGCCTAAACTTGAAAGTGTTCAAGATTACTTAGAAGTAAGAATAACACATAATGTGGATTCTGATATACATATTGGAGCCAAAATAAAAGTTGAGACATTGTTTTGTTGTATGCACTACCCAATTTATTCATGGAATAAAAAACATCACGGTAGTTACATGATTCACGGACATTGCCATGGCAATTTACATCATGGAGAAGAAGCATCTTTTTATGATGAGAGAAGAGTTATAGATGCTGGTTGTATGTTACACGACTATCGACCAATAAGCTATACTGAAGTGATTGAAAAATTATCACATATCAAGGTAGAAAAAACCACAAGAGAATAAAAATGGAAAAAGACAAATTTTTTAAATTATTAACACAAGCAAAAGAAGCAATGGCAAAAGGAAACACACGTAACGTAAGATTAGGAAGAACAAGCGAAGGGTATTTAGAACTTCCAACAATTAGATTTGAAGACATGATGGACGATGAAGATGATGACTTATTAGAAGAAGAAGAGTATCTATCAAATTCTGTAACTGAAGATATTAGCTTCGTTGAATTGGCAATTATCAATGGTTATCTACATGATGTTTACAGAGGTAAACATGAAGGGATTAGTGTAACTGCTTATGGTGGTGTAGATAACATCGGAAGATTATCTTTTGGTGGAACTTTTGATAATAGAAGTTCATTCTGGTACAACACTAAATTCGCTGCAGATGAAAATGAATACATTTTCCAAACGATTATGTATATCGATGGTCGTGGTGAGTTGAACACTCAATTACATATTTCGTCAAAGAAAGGTATCAATAGTGGTGCTTTTGAGGATTTATTTAAAACAATGAAAAACTTATCATTTAATAACTCAGAATACAAAGGTAAATGTATCAAGGTTAAAATGAGAGAAGGTTCTTTCAAAGGTATTGAAATTATCAATATGGAAGAATCTAAAAATGAACTTATCCTTAACGAAACTCAACATAGATTTGTTGACCAATTCGTAAGAATCGTTGGTAGAGGTGGACACATGAGATACCTATTGAATGGTGAACCTGGAACTGGTAAAACAGAAAGCATTAGAGATATCGCTAGAAGACTTTTACCTAACGTAACATTTGTTATTCCAGAGTTTAGAACTACTGATGATTTAACCAGCATCATGGAAGCATGTGAGATTTTCGAGAATGGTGTAATCATCATGGATGATATTGATTTGTTCTTGGGTAATCGTGAACATGGTCACTACACAAGTTTGTTAGGTCAATTCTTAGGATTCTTTGATGGTGTTAAGAAAAGAAAAATCAGCTTGTTAGCTTCAACCAATGATAAAGGTCTTGTAGATAAAGCAGCAGAACGTCCAGGTCGTTTCAATTTCACTTTAGATTACAGTTTCTTAAACGATGAACAAATTGTTAAGGTATGTAATATCCACTTGGATGAAAAATGGCAAATACAAGAAGTGTATGATACATTAACTGGAACGGTTGCTGGTAAAAAAGCCAAAGTAACTGGTGCTTTCATTGCTAACTTAGCAGAAAACCTAAGAGAAATGTCTGAGGGTGATGATGATTGGACAATAGCTGATACTGTGAAGTTAATCGAAGAATCTTACAAAGGATTCTACTCTAGTCAAGTCGAAAAAGAAAAGAGTACATTAGGTTTTACAAAATAAAATCAAAAAAAACCCAATAATATTTTTTTATTGGGTTTTTTTATGTACATTTGCACTATAAAATCATATACAATGAAAAAATTAGAAGATATTTCTACAGTAGGTGTAATAATCGCAAGAGTTCAAACACCATATTTACATGCTGGTCACAAAGCTTTATTTGACCACGTAAGTAAAAAACATCCTAACGTAATTGTGTTTTTAGGGATACCTAGAATACAAAATACAAAAAGAAATCCGTTGGATTTTTCTACTAGAAAAGAAATGATTCAACATTACTACCCTAATCTAACCGTATTACCATTAGAAGATAATAGAAGCGATAATAAATGGTCAACCAACGTTGATAATAATATCAGAGCAATTTTCCCAGATAAATCAGTATTGATATATGGTAGTCGTGATTCATTCATTCCTCATTATCATGGTAAATATGTTGTTGAAGAATTTCCAATTGTTGGTCAACATAATGCAACTGATATTAGAAGAATAGCGGCTGAACAAGTAATTTCAAATGAGTCTTTCAGAGCAGGTGTTATTTATGGTGTTAACAAACAAAGACCAGTAACGTATCCAACAGTTGATGTTGTAGTTGCTAATGACAATGGCCAAATACTTTTGGCTAGAAAACCTGCAGAAACCCTTTTTAGATTTGTTGGTGGATTTGTAGACCGTACCGATGTTGATTGGGAAATGGCTGCTCGTAGAGAATTATATGAAGAAACCAAATTATCAGCATTGAAGATGCATTACGTTTGTAGTCAAGCTGTTGAAGACTGGCGATATGCTAGAGAAGAATCTGGTATTATGACTACATTGTTTTTAGCGTATACATGGGACCAAATGGGTAGACCAGAAGCTTCTGACGACATTGCTGAAGTTCGTTGGTTTAATCTAACTGATTTGTTTGATGTAACCACAGAAGCAAGTCAAGGTAGTGGTCACGTACCAAAGGTTAATTTTGAATTTCATTTGGAAGATAAAATTGTACCAGAACACATAAAACTAATGGAAACGTTTTTAAGAAAAGCGGTAAGTGATAAATTAATTGTAAAAAAAGAACTATGAAATTAGTAGAAAAATTAGGTTTAAAGACAGGTGTTTATACACTTGGTGGTAGTTTTGGTAGTGGTACAACAACGTTGCTTTCTATAATTGCTGGTGAGTATTATTTAGCAGGTAAAAGTGTTTTATATTTGACTTTTGAAGATACGAATAAAAATATACTTAGAAAACTACGTAAAACTATTGGAGTATCAAATATTTCTGAGGAAAAGGTTTTAACAGTCAAAAAATTTGCTAGTTTTAAAGGTCATGAAGAAAATAAATATGATGTTATCATTGCAGATGTTTATAGAACTACTGAGGAATTTGATTTGTTGATTGAAATTGCTAAACAAAACAATAGTATTTTAATTACATCAGCTAGACCAACAAGAGTACTTAATGATGGTTACGATGCTGTTGAAAAGCAAATAATGTATAAAAGTGATATGATAATCACAATAACAAGATTAAGAGATAATGAATTATCGACTAAACAATTAAATACTTTAAAGTATAAACTTTGTTTTTGGTTAAAAAAACCAAATATGATTATCAAAGTAATTAAAAACAGATATGGTAATGAATTTTCTTTTACCGCCACTGTAGATTTTGAAAAAGTTAAAATAAAATAGAAATTATGAAATTGAAAAAAGTATTACTCGAACAAATTAACGCTGCAATCGAAAATAAAGATTGGAGCAAAATGAAAGAAGTACAAAAATACCTTAACAAGGTAATTGGAAAACCAGATAACCTTATCTTATGTTCAGATGGTTACAAATACTCACACCACAAATTCTATGGTAGTGAAATGACCAAGATGGTTTCTTATATGGAATCTCGTGGTGGTAAATTCTCAGAAACTGTATTCTACGGTTTACAAATATTCCTTAAAGAATACTTAGAAGGTATTGCAATTACACGTGAAGAAGTAGCTGAAGCACATAGAATGCTTGGAACCAAACATGGTATCTTTGGTCGTGATGATGTATTCGATAGAAGTAAATTTGATTACATCGTTGACAAATACGATGGTAAATTACCTATCAGTATCAAAGCTGTTCCAGAAGGAACTGTTGTTGGAACCAAAAACGTATTATTCGTTATTGAAAGCCTTGACCCTGAGTGTGCATGGTTAACAAATTTCTTAGAATCAATCTTATTACAAGTTTGGTATCCTATCACTGTTGCTACTCTTTCTAGAGAAGTAAGAAAAGTTGTTACCAAAGCATTTAAAAACTCTACATCATACGATGCTGGGTTAATTGATTTCTTGGTTGACTTCGTATTGAATGATTTCGGTTTCCGTGGTGTATCAAGCGTACAATCAGCTAGAATAGGTGGTTCTGCTCACTTGGTTAACTTTAGAGGTTCAGATACTGTAGTAGCATCTAAATTGATTACGGACCTTTACAATACGGATACTGTATATGGTTTATCTATTCCAGCAACTGAACATTCAATCATGACACTTAAAGGTGAAGAAGGAGAGTTAGAGTTGATGAAACGAGTATTAACTACATATCCAACTGGATTGGTAGCTTGTGTATCAGATTCATTTAATATCTTCAGAGCATGTTCTGAATACTGGGGAACTGAATTGAGAGATTTAGTATTGTCTAGACCTGCAGAACCAGGAAATCAACTTGTTATTCGTCCAGATTCTGGTCACGTAATCAACACGTTAAAAGAAATCTTCAGTATCCTTTTCGATAAATTTGGTTTTACCACCAATGACAAAGGTTACAAAGTATTGCCACCACAAGTAAGAGTAATTCAAGGTGATGGTGTGAATTTCGAATCAATCCAAGAAATCTATGCAATGTTAGAAGCTGAGAAAATATCTCCAGAGAACTTAGCGTTGGGTATGGGTGGTAAATTGCTTCAAGCAGACATCAATCGTGATACACAAAACTTTGCAACCAAAGCATGTTACGCTATTGTGAATGGTGAAGAAAAAAACATCGTTAAATCTCCAACAGAAATGGACGAGTTCGGTGGATTGAGTAAATCATTCAAAAAATCTAAGCAAGGAAAGCTTAAATTGGTTAAGAATGAAGATGGTACATACAGAACAGTTACATCAATGGATGCCGATTTCGACACCGTACAAGATGAATTGGTTGAGGTGTTTAGAAATGGTGAAATCCTTAAAGATTGGACCTTTGAAGAAATAAGAGAAAGAGCAAAAATAACAAACTAAAAAATATAAATTATGTTAGAATTTTTAAGCAACATCTACGTTATACTAGGAGTTAGTATCGTAGGAGCAATAGCGATAATGGTATCGTTAGAGAATGAAGAAGAAGGTTGGGCCAGTGGTATTGTATCATTTGTGTTAGCACTTTTATTGTGGAACTATGGGAAAGATATTTGGGGTTTTGTATCGACAAACATTGCTACAACCGTTTACTTTTCGCTAGGTTACGTTATATTAGGTATGGGTTGGTCGATACTTAAATGGAATGAATTTGTTAAGAAAAAAGTTAATTTGTTCAAAACAAAACGAGCTGAATATTTGGACCAAAATAAAAAATTTGACGAAAAAGATGAAATTCATTTACGTGGAATATGTGATTTCCTTAGAAATTTTGGATTCAACGTATATAGTAACCAAGTTAAAAATATGAAAGATATAGTAGTTAAAATTATGCCTAATGGTACTGATAACAAAGCTTCTATCATCGCATGGATTTCATATTGGCCGTTATCTTTGACAGCAACGTTATTGAACAACCCATTCCGAAGACTTTGGTTATACGTGTATAGCTTATGTTCAGGAGTTTATGATAAAATAAGCATGTCACATGCAAAAGATTTAATTTAAAAACAATGGCAAAATCAGATTTCATATTGTTTTGGGGTGGTACTTATAGCCAATGGTGCCCATCTGTCTTCGTGATAGATGGGGTTGAGTACAACACCGCTGAACAATATATGATGGCAAAAAAAGCGTTACTATTTGGTGATTATGATTCACTTAGAGAGATAATGCTTGAGAAGAGCCCAGCTTTACAAAAAGCTATGGGTAAAAAGGTAAAAGGTTTCAACAAGGTTAAATGGGAAACATATTGTAGAGATTATGTTTACGATGCAAACTATGCAAAGTTCACTCAGAACCCAAAAATGCTTAAAGAACTTATGGCAACTGGAGATAAAGAGATTGTCGAAGCAAGTCCAGAAGATACTATCTGGGGAATTGGTCTTCATGAAACAAATCCATTGGCTTGGGACAAAGCAACTTGGAAAGGGACAAATTGGTTAGGTGAAGCAATAATGAAAGTTAGGGCAAAGATTCTAACCGAATCATACGGAGACGGAAAATAACAATAAAAATAAAAACAAAAAAGATGATAAAGTATATCGATGGCGACTTGGTTAAAGAAGCCGAATTATTTGACGTAATTGCACACTGTTGTAATTGCTTTTGTACAATGGGTGCAGGTATTGCACCACAAATTAAAGCTAAATTTCCTGATGCTTATGCCGCAGATTGTGAAACAATAAAAGGTGATGAATCAAAACTTGGAACCATTTCATTTTCAGATGATACACATCCAATTGTTGTAAACTTATATGGTCAATACGACTATACTGGTAGACGACATGGCGAAATGGATTTGGACTATGATGCATTGCGTTCAGCATTGAGAGCGATGAAACAAGAATTTTCTGGGTTGTTATTTGGTCTACCAAAGATTGGTGCTGGTTTAGCTGGTGGTGATTGGGACGTGATTGAAGCAATCATTGAAGAAGAGTTAGAAGGGGAAAGAGTAATTGTTGTTAATTATGTTCCACAATAATTGATTTATTAAATTTATTATCGTATCTTTGCGTTATGAAAGTAATTTATGTTTATTCACCAGTTCAAACAGAACATACAAAAAGACCACAAGTAATCGATGGAAAAATAGTACATTGGTTACTTAGGTCTGAATGTTTAAAGATAGGTGAAACATTACATGACTTCTTAGAAAGAAAAAGGGAGTATGCAACAGATAGAGGATATGAAGGTATCTTTTTTAATGATGCACAAGCTGTTATGACATGTGATGGACAAGCAGGTTTAATAATAAGATATCAATGGTTTAAAAAAGAAATATGGGAGTAACTAAAGCAATAATCAATTCATTTGCATACAAGATAACAAGAAATTGGGACACTATGTATTGGGCCTTTGATATTCATGGGACAATACTTAAACCTAATTATACTTACGGTAGCACGCCAGACGAATTTTATCCGATGGCGAAAGAAACGCTTCAACTAATTAGTAAATTACCAGATGTGGTAACTTTTTTATATACCTGTTCACACCCAAATGAAGTGGCAGAGTATGTAAAGTTATTTGAAGATAACAACATTCATTTCAAATTTATCAATGAGAACCCAGATGTTCCTACTGATATTAATGGTTATGGATGTTACGATAAAAAACCTTACATGAATGTTTTGTTTGAAGACAAAGCAGGATTCGACCCAATGGTTGAATGGCAAGAGGTTTACGATTTATTAATTGCTCATTATGGCGAAAATAATTGATTTACAAGCTTATAACTCAATCAGAGGTAGCGATACACTTATTTCTACTAATGGTGAAATTCATAGTAGTATTTCTAATGTCCTTAAATTTGAGAATAAACATGGTGATAACATTGTAATTACACCAATGGAACTCAGAGAATATATTTCTGATTATCTTACTAGAGAAGTTGATTTATATGCTGATGAAACTGTTAAACAATATCAAGAACAATTACAAAGAAGACTTGATGTGCAGATGTCTAACATTGAAGGTCATATAAATGACAAAATCAATAAAATGACAGAAGATATTATATCAATTACAACTAGTCGAATAATAAATGAAGAAGTCAACAGACGAGTTGACGAAAAATTACGCAAAATTAGAAAAGCAATCGATGATTCGATTTAAATAATTATGTTAGAATTTAAAAAACCGATACCAGTTATTATTGAAGAAGATAAAGAAGGTTATGCAATATATGTAACCAATTCTGGAACATTTGAAAATGACGTATGGTGTGTTGTGCATTGTGATGGTGGTATTGTAAGACATTATCTTACAAATCAAATTAAAATTTATAAAAACGAAACATTTAATATAAAAAAATGAAAAAGATAGTAGTATTCACAGGTGCTGGAATCAGCAAAGAATCTGGAGTTGATACATTCAGAGATTCCAAAGATGGACTTTGGAATAATTTTAAGATTGATGAAGTTGCCACACCAGAAGGTTGGGCCAAAGACCGCAGCAAGGTACTAGACTTTTACAATCAACGTAGAAGAGAATTACCCAACGTGGAACCTAATGCTGCTCATAGATTATTGGTTGAATTAGAGAACGAATATGATGTTACGATAGTAACACAAAACGTAGATGATTTGCACGAAAGAGCAGGGTCAACAAACATTCTTCATTTGCATGGTGAATTAACAAAAGCTAGAACAAGTTTTGGAATGAATAACCCAACACTTGTTGCGAGTCAACCAGTTCAAGATATTGGTTATAATGATATTAATCTTGGTGATGAAGCTGAGGAAGGTGGTCAATTGAGACCACATATTGTATGGTTTGGTGAATATCCTTTTTTTTATTACAATGCTTTGGAAGCTTTTATTGAAGCGGATATCGTTATGATTGTTGGTACTAGTCTTAACATTGGATACACCCTTAATTTCTTTGGGAAAACCAAGAAAGATACACCGATTATCTATATTGACCCAGAACCAAGTAAAACACTAGATTTTGATTATCCAGAAATCAAAGTAGAGTATATAACCAAGACAGCAGTCAATGGTGTTAGAGAAGTGGTAGACAGATTATTAACCCAAGCAGTCGGAGACGACAAAAACGACAAATAACATGCATTATTTTATGAATGCGTCAATCAAAAGTATTGACGAAACACAATCCTTTGGAGAGAAGTTCCAAAAAAGAGAATTTGTAGTGGAAACGGATGAAAAATATCCAGAAACACTTAAATTAGAATTCATTAACGACCAATGCGATGCTTTAGATACATTTAGCGTAGGTGAAGTTGTTACCGTAGCTTTCGTCCCTAAGGGAAATGAGTATCAAAGTAAGCATTATGTTCAGTTAAGAGCAATTGCAATCAGTGGAGTGGCTGATAAATTTGTAGAAAAACAAAACAAGAAAGCAAAATCACTCAATAAAGCAACTCAAAAATTAGTTGATGAGTTGCGAAACGCAAACACACTAGCATAAATGTCAGTATTAAAATTAACAGTAACGGAAGACCACATCAAACTAATTAGTAAATTACGTTGGTCAGAAAAAGATGGTGCTATCGTAAGTCTAGGACACGATGGTGATGATTTTATCCCAGTATTTGGGGAAAATAACCTATATGATGCTATGGATATCATATTAAATGGTGTACCAGAAGGGTTTGACCCTTTTAACACTGAAGATATTAAAGAATACTCTGACGAACAAAAAGCAGAATGGGATAAAGTGTTTTCAGAATTACCAACAGTATTGGATATTGTTTTATATAATGGTCATTTCCAAACTGGTACTTATAAAACTAAATTTCATCTTAGAGAATGGAAAAAAATAAATTAACACTAATTTTATTCCTTTTGGTAGGAGTAATGTTTGGTCAAACGACTAAGGTTGGTGGTGTAACGTTTTCTTATGATAAGAAAACTGATACAATGAAACTATTGGTCCCAAAGGATTTATTTACCAGTGAAGATAAAGACTGGCAGAAACAAATTAGGATATCAAAAGATTATGAATTATCTATGACTATCAATGGTAAAGAAGTTACTATGAGCGAAACATTCTATTACTCGTGTGGTAGAGATTATCATAATGGTTCTGAAGGAACGTATTATTTTCCTAATTGTGGTAAATGTGTATTTCATTCAATAACCACAGAGTCATTTTCTTTAAAATATCCACCTAAAGGTGAATACGTAATATCCGTTAGTGATATATGTGATGAAAAATGGGTTACCAATAAACATACAGGTTCAATAATAATTAAATAATAAAAAAAATGAAAATAGCAAAATTTATATTAATATTCCTAGCAGTTTTGTTAGTAATAATCATATTTCATGCCATTTGGTTTGGAATAGTAGTGTTCACTTATTTAGCAAAATATTTAGCGATAGCAGGTGTTATCGCATGGTTAATATATTTGTTTAACAGAAAAGTAAAAAAAGATATCGAATAATTTGTTTTATTCGATATCTTTTTAGTATCTTTGTTAAAAATTTATAAACATGGAAAATACTATATTAGTTTCTCTAGATGGTAGAGAAGACTTTGCAAACGAGATAGTCAGCTTTATTGATAATCACAAGATTAAAAATAAAGTATCTTTAGACACCATAACCAGTCAAAAATTTTCCGATGGAGAATTATGTCCTGATTTTGATAATTCAATCAGAGGCAAGCGTGTTTACATTCTTACTAGTGCAAACGATTCTGATAAACTCATGAACCTTAACTTGGCTATCGATGCCGCTAAACGTGCAGCAGCAAAAGAAATCATTCCAATTTTACCTTATTTTCCATATGCTCGTCAAGACAAAAAAGACCAAAAACGTGGACCAATTGGTGCCAAGGTTGTGGCTGAAATGCTTGAGCAACGTGGAGCGACTGGTGTTATCACATTTGATTTACATGCTGACCAAATTCAAGGGTTCTTTAACATTCCAGTAACTCATTTGGAAGGTAAAAATGTGTTTAGCGAATACATCGCTAGCATCGCTACTGAAGACACAATCCTATGTGGTCCTGATGCAGGGTCTGGTAAACGTGTTGAAAGAATGAAAAAAGAATTGGAGAAAACTCATGGGTTAGATTTGGATTTTGTTCTTATGTATAAAACAAGAGCAAAAGCTAACGTTATTGATACCATGTCAGTTATTGGTGATGTAAACAATAAAGATGTAATCATCTTGGATGATATGGTTGATACTGCTGGAACGCTATGCAAAGCTGCAGAGGTTCTTATAGAAGCTGGTGCCAAGAGTGTTAGAGCGATTATTAGTCACGGAATTTGTTCTGGACCAGCTCTTGCTCGAATTGATAAATCGGTTCTTACTGAATTGGTTATTAGTAACTCACTACCTAAGCCAGTTGACTACAACGGAATGTATAGCAATAACAAAATAAATGTAATTAGCATGGCTAAACAAATTAGTATTGCTATGAGTGCTATCAATAGCAGTTCTAGTTACGAAGGACTTAAAAAAGAACGTTGGTAATGGAAAAAGGGTATAAAATATTAAGACAAGCATTCCCTAAAGAAGGTTTAGATTTAATTGCTAGGGATTTTGAATCAGTTGCTCTACAATGCAAGGATGAAAATGTTTTTAGAACCAAGAATGGTGATGTTAAACAAATTCAAAATTGTCAGAATTTTAGAGTATTTTTTATTATTTCTAAATACATTAGAGAAACTTTAGGGTATGATGGCGAAGTACTTAATATGCAATACTTTATAAAACATCCTGATTACAAAATTACAGCACCTCATCAAGATGGTGCTTATTTTGACAACGTGGACGATGACATTCTTACTTTCTGGATTCCTTTGCATGATGTTGATGTATCAACTTCAACAATGTTTTATAAGGATTGGGATGGTAAACGTGAAATAATCAAACATGACGATTGTGGAACGAATGTAAGAACTCGAACTGGTAAGACTGGGATGTCGCAATACATAACAGATATACCATTGGCAGAATTTACACCAGTAGAGTTAAAATATGGTGATTGTGTCATTCACAATCAATTCTCTGTTCATTATTCAAACGAGAACTCGACCACAAAACCAAGAATAGCAATTACATGTATAATTAAATTAAATAAAAAATGAAACAAATATTATTAGTGTTAACAATTATCCTTATGGTTAGTTGTAACGAAAAACCAAAAGCATTAGAACCAGAACCAGTAACTACTGATTGGCAAGTAGAAGTTAAATACTTAGATAAAACAGTTGATACTATTGTTATCAGAAGTGTAAACGCACCATTCTTATGGATTGATGACCATGTTTCAGTTGTAAGGTTAGATGATTCATACGTTCCATACGCTAGTTATGTAAAAACAATTAACATTTTAAATCAACAATAAAATGGGAAAAGATAAAAGTTTAAGTGACCGCATGAAAGAATATGAAGGTTGCTATGGGTACAAGGTTCCTAACAGGTCTTACGTAATTGTACGTTTAGATGGTGTTGGGTTCAGCAAGTACACTAAACAATTTGAGAAACCATTTGATGATACCTTATCAAATACAATGGATTTTGCAACAATGGAATTGTGTAAACAATTCAATCCTAAGATGGCTTATACTCAGTCAGATGAGATTAGTCTTATCTTTACCAACCTTGATAATATCAATTCTGAATTGATTTATGATGGGAAGGTACAAAAAATTTGTAGTATCACTGCAGCCAAAGCAACTGAAGCTTTTAATAGTTTCATGCTTAGATTCTTAGCCACGTTCAAATACAAACCAGAAGACTTGATTCAAAAAATCACAACTGGTACTTTAAACGAACTTGGTGCTATCTTTGATGCTAGAGTATTTGTTATTCCTGATATCACAGAGGTTTACAACTATTTTGTTTGGAGACAACAAGATTGTACTCGTAATAGCGTAAGTATGGCTGCTTCTGCTAATTTCTCACACAAGTTGTTAGAGGGTAAATCTGGTAGTGATAAACAAGAAATGCTATTCACTGAAAAAGGTATTAACTGGAATGATTACAAACCTAAATACAAAAGAGGTGTTGTAGTTAAGAAAGGGACTATTTGGGTTGATGGTGAAAATGGTGAACCAGTGCAACGTAATAAATGGTTGCCAGATTATAATACACCAGAGTTTTCAAAAGACAGAGAATACCTACAAAACTTAATCCCAGTTAGTAAATAATTGGGATTAAGTTTGATTATTGTAAATATTAATTGTATATTTACCAAAATAACATTGAATTAATAAAAGAAATTAGTGAATTTTAAAGATTTAACACCAGAAGAAGTAGAATACGCAAGAGGCGTTTACCAAAACAAAGAACTATCATGGGATGATAGGATGAATAAATTGGTAGGGTTTTTTGGTAAATCAGAAAGAACCGTAAGAAAATGGTGTTCTGAGAAATTAGGGTTTAAAGAAAAGGTTGAGGTGGAACCAGAACAGTATCTTAAAGCCAAAGCCAAAACATATGATGAAACAAAAAGACGTTTCATTATTACATGGGCACAAAATAATACCCCAGTACACAAGGGATTTCTTAAAAACATCGAAGCTTATGCTGATTATATTAACGCTGATGTTCATGTCATCGCTGGTAGGTATAAGAACCCAACAAGTATCTGGTCCAATGACCAAGAAAATGAAGAATTTTGGGCTGAAGAAGTAGTTAAATATTTAGATGCCAACAGACATGATATTCACAAATATGTGTCTATTTTATCTGATATCAAGATTCAAGCAACAGCTGTTAACCCTATGACTGGGTTACAAGCATTGAGTGGTGTGAACTCATCAATCTTCGGTAGTCCTAAGGTACAAATGGAAATGATTCCAGTGCTAGAAGGTAACAAACCAAAGATTATGTTAACCACTGGGTCAATTACTAAAAAGAACTACACAGATTCTAAATCTGGTAAGACTGGTGAATTTCACCACACCTTTGGTTTTGTTATTGTTGAAATTAAAGACGATGAGACGTTTTTTGTTAGACAAGTAACTGCCGATGATAAAACTGGTAACTTTAGTGATTTATTCTTTAGAGTTGAAGGTGGAAGTGTTAGTGGTTTAAATACAATTGCTGCTGCTGTTTTAGGTGATATCCACTACGGTCATCATGACCAAGAAGTTTTGGATTCAACGATGGAATTATTAGAAGCGTTAACACCAAAACACGTGATTCTTCACGATGTTTTTGATGGAAATTCTATAAGCCATCACGAAATGAAAGACCCTTTTATCCAATATGGTAAAGAGGTTGCTGGAACCAATGACTTGGGTAAAGAAGTTGATGAAATGTTAGAAGGACTACAAGCTTTTGAGAAGTTTGATAACGTTGTGATTGTTAGAAGTAACCATGATGATTTCTTAGACCGATGGTTAAAAAACGAAGATTGGAAGAAACAACCAACATACAAGAACTCAAGACTTTACATGAAAATGTCTGATATGTTGTTAGAACAATATGGTAGAGACCCTTACAATGTTAAAGGTGTTATTCCATGTATAATCAACGAGAAATTTCCTAAATTCATTACTCTAGGTAGAAGTGCTACATATAGAGTAAAAGACTGGGAATTAGGACAACATGGTGATATTGGTTCAAATGGTAGTCGTGGTTCATTATTACAATTTCGTAAATTGAATACAAAGATTATTGTAGGACACTATCATAGTCCTGGTAGAAAAGATGGTGCATTGGCTGTTGGTACATCAACAAAATTGAGAGTTGGGTACAACAAAGGGGCTAGTACATGGTTACAATCACATGTAATTATACATAATGATGGAAGGTCGCAACACATAAATTTCATCAACGGAGAATATACAACATTTTAATTATGGAAAATATTGAAATATTAGTAGATTTTGATGGAACGTGTACAACACATGATTTTCCAAATGTTGGTAAAGACATCGGTAGTGTTCCAGTGTTAAAAAAGTTGGTAGAAAAAGGTCATAGATTGATATTGTTTACTATGAGAAGTCACAGACCATTTATTAATTTTAATGGTTCAACCAGAGATACGCTTGATGAAGCTGTTCAATGGTTTGCAGATAATGAATTACCATTGTATGGGATAAACGAAAATCCTGACCAAAAAAATTGGACAGATAGCCCTAAAGCTTTTGGTCAACTTTTGATTGATGATATTGCATTAGGTTGTCCTCTGAGGTATGATACAACAATATCACAAAGACCTTTTGTAGATTGGGGTAAAACTGAGGAATGGTTAGAAAGTAGAGGGTTAATCTAAAAATAAATGCAAAGATGCTTGTTTATGTAAAAATAATTAGTATCTTTGCATTATTAATTTAAGATTATGGCAAAAGTATTAGCGGCTGGGATATTCCTAGTAAATAAAGAAAAACAAGTTTTGATTTGTCATCCGACTAATCATCCAGCAGATGTTTGGAGTATTCCAAAAGGTAAGATTGAAAAAGGTGAAGAAGCACTTGATGCTGCTATTCGTGAAACACGTGAAGAAACCAACATTGATTTGACTGAAAGTGAAAAGTTCATTCATTTAGAAATACAAACATATTCACATAAAAAAAAATCGTTAAAAGCGTTTTTATTTTTAGAAAGTGAAAATCCTAAGGTTGATTTTGAATCGTTTGAGTTAAAATGTAACTCAAATGTACCCAAAGCACGTGGAGGTTTCCCTGAAATGGATGATTATGCGTGGGTTGATATTGAAATAGCAAGAGATTTGCTTCATCCAACTCAAGTAGCATCATTGGATAGAATTGAAGAAATAATAGAATTTCTCAAATGATACTAGATTTACACGGAATTAAACATTCAGACGTTACAAGAAAGTTAGATACTTTTATTTGGGAAGCCATGCAAGCCAAGGTTAGCCAAGTAGAAATTGTCACTGGAAAATCTTCTGAAATGCAAACACTAGTAAAAGAGTGTTTGAGTGAATATGGTCTTACAAGCAACAATGATTTGTTTAGTGAGGGTAGTCTTAGATTTGATTTATAATGTGGTATGTTTATATCTTAGAATGTTCTGATGGAACGTTATACACTGGGATAACCACAGACCTCGATAAGAGGCTTAAAACACATAATAATGGTAAAGGTGCTAAATATACCAAAACTAGACTTCCAGTCGTTCTAAAGGCCTCATTTGAAGCCGAGGATAGAAGTAGTGCAAGTAAAGAAGAATATAGAATAAAACAACTTACCAGAAAAGAAAAATTAAAATTGATTAATGAACAAAGCAATTGAAGTTCAAGCACCTAATTCAGTTACTATTGACCAAGAATACGTAAATATATTCTTGGCTGGTAGCATTGAAATGGGAGTAGCTGAAAAATGGCAAGAGAAAGTTATTGCCGCACTATCTGATAAACCAATCAGATTTCTGAACCCAAGACGTGAGGATTGGGATTCATCTTGGAAACAAGATATTGATAACGATAATTTTGTTGAGCAGGTAATTTGGGAATTGAGTTCCTTAGAATTAGCTCAGATTGTAATTATGTATTTTGACCCAAACACAAAATCCCCAATTTCATTATTGGAGTTAGGGTTACACGCCAAAGAACAAAAGTTGGTTGTGTTATGTCCAGAAGGTTTCTGGAGAAAAGGTAATGTAGATGTAGTATGTGAGTATTACGGTATTAACCAAGTTGATACATTTGACGAATTGATTGAATTTATTAGAGCAACAATATGAAAAAACATGTTAGAAAAGAAAAATTAAACGAAGAGATTAGGTTCCAAAACATTAGATTAACTGGTGAAGGTTTTAAAGGTGAAATCGTCACTTTAAAAGAAGCCTTAGCAAAAGCTAATGACTTAAACTTGGATTTAGTTTTGGTTACTGAAACCAATGATATTGGTGTTTGCAAGATTATGAACTACGAGAAGTTCATGTACGAGCAAAGCAAAAAACCAAAAAACAAAGGTTTAGACGTAAAAGAAGTTAAACTTGGTCCAAACATGGCCGACAATGACTTGGAGTATCGCACTAAACACATCATTGAGTTTCTTCAAAAAGGACATAAAGTTAAACTATCAATGCAATTTAGAGGTCGTCAAATGGCTTTTGTTGATAAAGGTCAAGAACTTATGTTAAAATTGATTCTTAACTTGGAAGACTACGGTTCTGCTGAATCAATACCAAAGTTGGAAGGTAAAAAATTAATGTCAACACTTAAGCCAAAAGCTAAGAAATAGTCTTTACTAGTATTTTTAAAATGAGTATAATTGTGAATGAGAAAATACATTCACAAACACTTAGATGAAAAGTACTACGTTGCTAATAGTCCTGTTGGTAACTATGGGATTTATCTATTAACTGACAAAAACGATGAAAATAAATACCCAGAATATGGTGATAATATTATCAATGAAATTGTTACCATATTCAGTATTGAGAAAGAAGAAGCAAAGTTAGAAATTCATTTATGGGCACATAAAAAGAATGACGATGTTGATTTAGAATTTTACTGGAAAAACAACGCAACACCTTTAAATATTGGGAATCTAATTTTCCCTATTGTTCAAAGAATATCAGCAAGAACTATAGCAAATGATTTGGTTCCAGTCCAACCAATGTCAATGCCTACGATGGATTTGTGTTATATAGATTTTGTGTATAATGAATCATGGTATAAAAAACTATGGAAAAAAATAAAAGGGTTCTTTAAAAAGAAACCAAAAAATAAAATTATGCGTTATGGTGTATTAGACCACGATACTAAAAAGAATCAATGGATGGAACAATACTTGTCTATGCATAAACTTAATGAATAAATGAAATTTGACTTAATAGCAACCAGAGAAGGGGTTTTGATGCTCAACATCAAATGTGAATTAGCTTCACCAAAACCTAACCCAGATAAGATTCTGGCTCATATAAAACAGTATGAAAAGAAAAACTTGGAAACGATTGAAAAACTCAGACGAGAAAAACAAATTGAAACCAACAAGATTAAAGGTGCTTTAAAGAGCACGATACACGCACATGGACCGATAACAATGGTTCTTATTGGTTCTGCAACCAAAAGAATATACGGTAGTTTGCTTGCAGATAACAACACACAAAAAGAAAATATATTTAAACAACTAGTAAAAAAAATTAAAAAATGGGTAAGTTAAAAGTAATGTTCATGGATAATTGGAAAGCAATCATCTTTTCATATTCATTGTTCTCAATAAATTCAATACTTATGTTGATTTATCCTAAGGTGTTAGGAAACACAATTGACCATTTAATCGCTAAAGATTATTCATATATTTGGTATATGGTTGGAACATTTGTTTTGCTTATGTTTTTTGGGTATATTAGCCGAATTTATGACATAAAGGTATTCTCAGGGATATATAGAAAATTTGCTTCAATAGAAACAAATAAACAAATTGAAGCTGGTATTGAAACAACCAAGATAAACGGTAGGTTAACCTTGATGAACAATATTGTTAGATTTTTTGAATACGATATGATTGTTGTTATACAAACATTTATAGGTGTTGTAGGTTCAATATATTTCTTATCACTAGTTAGTTTACCTATTGTAGGGTTTTTACTTCTAAGTGGTTTAGCTATTGTAGGTGCCAGTTATTACTATTCACCCAAGTTAGCAGCAATGACAGCTTTGAACAACGACATATCGGAAGAACAAACTGATATTATTGGTAAACGTAAAATAGGTGGTGTTAACAATTTATTACGAAGAGGTCAAAAGATTGCGATTAAAAGGGCTTATATTGATTCCAATTTTGGTGTTTGGATTCAAGCGATTGTTTACGGTAGTGTTACAGCTTTGTTAACGTACTATGTAATGTACAGCAAGGTTACCGTGGGTAGTGTATTTTCAACATATCGATATATGTTTGATTTCTGTAATGCATTGTTGGGATTACCAATGATATTAACATCATATATTAACATAAAAGACGTAGTAAGACGTTTAGAAATAGAAGAATAAATGAAAAAAATAACGAAAATAGCGATATTCGATTTTGACGGAACTTTGGTTTCAACAGAATTACCTATCACAGGTAAACAAAAATACTTGGACAAGACAGGTAAAGAATGGCCACATCAAGGTTGGTGGGGTAAAGCAGAGAGTCTTGATACAGATATCTTTGAAACTCCATTGGTTGAAATGGTTAAAGAAGCTTACGATAAAATGAAACTAGAAGATGAAACTCTTATGGTTATGTTGACTGGTCGTATGATTAAGCTTTCAACACATGTGGAAAAGATATTACAAGAACATGGTTTAGAGTTTGATGAATACCATTACAACAAAGGTGGTGCCACTGATGTTGCTAAAATGAAAACAATGGATATGCTATTGGATAAGTTTCCAGAAGCTGATGAGATTGTTTTATGGGATGATAGAATAGAACACATACCAGTGTTCCATGAATTTTTAAAAGCAAAGGTTCAATCTGGAAGACTTAAAACATTCAATATCACTGTAGTACCTGCAGAAAGACACTAAAAAGAAAACTCACTTGTAAATAAGTGAGTTTTTTTTTATTAGAATAAGAAAACTTTGCGTATCTTTGCAACATATTTATAGAAGATGATTAAAATAGGAGATATATTAGACGGAAAACTGAGCATGAATGCATCAGGTTCCGCATACTTGGTAAGCACAGACTTACCAAAAGACATTTATATTCATAAAAGCAACACAAATCATGCGTTGCACTTGGATAGTGTAAAAATTGAAGTGATACCAGGAGATGGTCGTTCACTAGAAGGTAAGGTAATTGAAATCGTAGAACGATTTAGAACTGAATTTGTAGGAATGCTACAGATTAGTGATAAACATGTGTTCTTCATACCTGATAGCAATAAACTATCAGTAGATTTCTTTGTACCAAAGAATAAGATGATGAAAGCAACTGATGGCCAGAAGGTTATTGTAAGGTTGGTTGAATGGAGAGAAGGTGCCAAAAACCCTAACGGTGAAGTTATTAGAATACTTGGTAACGCTGGTGAACATGAAACTGAAATACATTCGATATTGGAAGAATATGGTTTACCGTATGATTTTGAGGAAGATGTTATTGCAGAAGCGAATGCTATTTCAACTGAGATTACACAGAAAGAAATTGATAAACGTAGAGATATGCGTAATGTACTTACATTTACAATTGACCCTGCAGATGCCAAAGACTTTGATGATGCGTTAAGTGTTGAATGGATTGATGGGATATTGGAAGTGGGAATCCACATAGCCGATGTGTCACATTACTTGCGACCAGATACCGAATTGGATAAAGAAGCTTATGCCAGAGGAACCAGTGTTTATCTTGTAGACCGTTGTGTACCAATGCTTCCAGAAAACTTATCTAACGGATTATGCTCGTTAAGACCTAACGAGGATAAATTGTGTTTCTCAGCAGTGTTTAAAATTAATAATAGAGGACATGTAACCGAAGAATGGTTTGGTAAAACTGTCATTAATTCTAATCATAGATACACCTACGAAGAAGCTCAAGAGATTATTGAAAAACAAAACAATGCTAGGTTGTTAACAAACCACAATAATATTGCCTTAGAAGCAGCAATTATCTATTTAGATAAGTTGGCTAAGACGATGCGTAAAGAACGTTTCAAACAAGGTAGTATCTCATTGGACAAGCAAGAGATTAAATTCAAATTGGATGAGAATAACAAACCAGTGGGTATTATATTCAAGGTTGGTAAAGACTCAAACAAATTGATTGAAGAATTTATGTTGCTTGCCAACAGACACGTTGCGGAATTTGTGAATAGCAAAGGGTTACCTATGGTAAACAGAGCTCACGAGAAACCTAACGAAGAAAAGTTGGAAAGACTTAAAGAGTTCATCAAAGAATTTGGGTATGAAATTAGAACTCAAAATCCAGTTGAGATAACCAGAACACTTAACCAATTGTTATTGGATGTAAAAGGTAAACCAGAAGCCAATATGATTGAAAACTTGGTAGTTAGAACGATGCAGAAAGCAACATATACTACCAAAAATCCTGGTCACTATGGGTTAGGTTTCGAGAACTATAGCCATTTCACAAGTCCTATCAGAAGATATCCTGACGTAATCGTTCACCGATTATTGAATAGATATTTGGAAGAGAAAACAATTCCTAAGTTGGAGAAATTGGAAGGTAGATGTTTACATTTATCTGAGAGAGAAAAGAAAGCACAGAAAGCTGAAAGAGATTCAATCAAGTACATGCAATGTATCTATATGACTGAACACTTAGGCAAGGTATTCAAAGGTGTTGTTTCCAGTATCCAAGACTACGGTGTATTTGTTGAGATACCAGAGAATGGTTGCGAAGGTATGATACGTCTGTCAGATATCAATGGTGATACTTGGTCCGCTGATACTAACAACTATTGTATCAAAGGATATAATACTGGTGATAAGATTAGACTTGGTGATGAAGTACATGTGATTGTATCTGGTGTTGATGTTGAGAAAAAGAACATTAATTTATCGTTAATTAGATTATAATGCTTTATTTTTAACTAATAAAGCATTATATTGGTTAAAAAATATAGTATGTCAGAAAAAGAATTAATTTTAAAATACGTAAATAAAAATTATGGCTTAGGTATGAGAAAATACAGTATTGATAATAAATACTGTGTTACCGATTTGATTACTGGAGAACAATTTCCTGGTACCAAAGAATTTGTTAACTCTTTTCGTAAAATTATTCCATCTAAAGATTTGGGTTGGATTTTAATTGATTGGTTTGAAAAGCAATGTGATATTAAAGATAAAGTATTGCTTGATTATCTGATGAGTTTAAAATTAACCACGGGTATTAATGTTTTAGAAGCAGAAATAATAGAACACTTTAAAGATGATGAAACTTTTAGTGGTAAGTTTTTAGAAACTAGAATTAATGAATTGTATATGAGACATTATATTCAACCAAAATTGGATAAGTTTTATAAGAAAATGAATGATTCAGTTAATTCTAATAAATGGGTAAGTAAGTTTTCTAATCGTATTTATAGAAAGAATGATTATGTAAAAGCTGAAATACAAAAAGGTATTATTAGTTATTATAAAGAACATATTGTTGGTAGTAAATTAAATAAATTTTTAGAATCTATGGATTTATCTTTGGGTACTATTATTCTATCTAAAGATTTGGTTAATGCGATGGTTGGTGATTTAGAAAATTACCATAGTTATATAGTTGATACTTTTGATAAGTACTATCGAGAAAATCACTTGGACAAGGTAATCAAAGATTATATAAAAACACTTAATTCTAAAATGAATAGTCAATTCATTGTTGATAACTTCAAACAATTATCAATTGAAATAGAAACACACTACGATTATTGTATTGATAAGGTCAATGAATGGTATGGTGAAGTGGCTTTGACTGATAAGGTCGATGATTTACTATCTCAATTAATTATTATTTTAGGTAAAAGAAATTGGGAAGTTAGATGGATTGGACATGGGTTGTTAGATGAAAATAAATTATGTCAATATCTTATGGAGCATAATTACCATAAAAGTTATATCCTTAAAAAATATGATGAATGGTACTCCAAAGCAGTAATAGCAGCAAGTGAAAGAGAAGTATTAAAAAATAATGGAAATTATGCAGGATTATAAAGAAACACCAGAAATCTTTGTTTGCGATTGTAGCAGCAGAGAACACCAAATAGTATTTGAATACGATATTGATGACAATATTGTGTGGTGTCATATACATTTAACCAACTATCGTTTTTGGAACCGACTTAAAAACGGTATTCGATACATATTTGGTTACAAATGTCGCTATGGACACTTCGATGAATTCATTTGGAAGGTAGAGCATGCCGAGAAATTAGAAGAATTAGCTAAATTATTAAGAAAAAATAACCAAGAAATTTTGTAGTATTAAAAAAAAGTGTATCTTTGCATCATAATAATAACAAAATATAATATTATGAGAGTTTTAGATTTCTTAAAAAACACATTTTTGTATGCTGATAAATACAAAACACATTCAGAAGCTGTAATCATTGCGTGCTATTACAATCCAACGTACAATCCTTATAGATTAAAAGCGTTTAATGAGTTCTATAACTCAATAAAACACTTAAACCACAGAATTGTGGAATGTGTTATTGGTGATGCTAAACCAGAATTACCTCAAACTGAATTTATTACAAGAGTATCTACCAACACAACGCTTTGGCATAAAGAGTCATTGTTGAATGGTATTATTGCTAAGTTGCCAGCAGAACTAAAATATGTATTTTGGGTTGATGCTGATGTTATCTTTAAAAACAAAAATTGGATGCAAGATGCTGTTGCTCAGTTGCAAAAAAATCATGTAGTTCAATTATTCGAATATTGTGTTCACTTAGAACAAGACTTATTAAGCCCAGATTTTAATTTAAATAATGCTAAGTTAACATGCGGAACTGCCAACAGACATCCTAAGGTTTGGAGAAGCTTTGGTGCCAATCATGTTAATGGAACATCAGGGTTAGATAACTATGATAAACATGGTCACGTAGGATTCGCTTGGGGTGCTAAACGTTATATCTTAGATGCAATGCCATTGTACGATAAAGCACTTATTGGTGGAGCCGACCACATCATGGCACACGCTGCCGCAGGTCAAATTGGTCACTCATGTATCACTAAGTCATTTACTGACGATATTGAGGCAGTTAATAAATGGTCAGAAACATTTTATAAAGTTGTTCAAGGAAAACTAGGGTTTGTTAAAGGTGATTTATATCACATTTGGCATGGTGATGTTGCTAAACGCCAGTACTTGAAACGTATTCAAGATTTTACATCGACTGCGAAACAAATTACTGAAAGAGATGAAAACGGTTTATTTGTAACCGAGAATGATGACTATGTGAAAAAATACATGGAACATAGAGAGTTTACTGGTAGTACTGAAAACTACCCTGAGATTGATTTGTCTTACAAAGATTTATATCCTGAAATTCAAAGGAAACATAAAGTAATTCCAAAGAGTTTTGTTGATGATATCCAACGTAAAAAACGAGAATTAGAACAACAATACCCTAATTCTGATAGTTCATTCATTGAATCATTGTTAATAGGTTACATGACTAACTCAACGATGATGGGAACCGCAGTAGGTGGTGACCTTTTAGGAGCCGATTTGGGTGATATGTTAAATACCAATGACCAAATAACTGACAGCGTAACTGAACAAGGTTTTGATGGTGGTTTCGGTGGTGGAGGTTTCTCTGGCGGTGGAGCAGGTGGTGATTTTACAACACCAGACGACAATAACAATAATGATGATAACACATCAAACGATAACTTTTCATAAATGAAAATAACATGTATCAGCGATACACATAATAAGCATTTACAAATCCCTTCTAAGTATTTACTTGGTGGGGATTGCATATTACACTCTGGCGACATTAGTGGCCGAGGTTCCAGAACAGAAGTGGAAGCATTTCTAGAATGGTATAACGATTTGCCTTACACACATAAGATTCTTATTGCAGGTAACCATGACTTCTTCTTTGAGGAAGCACCAGAATATGAAATTGAAGCAGTGTTGGCTAAGTATCCTAACATCACATACTTAAATGATAGTGGTGTTGAAATTGATGGTATTAAGATATGGGGAAGCCCAGTTCAGCCATGGTTTCACAACTGGGCATTCAACCGAAAGGGTGAAGAAATCCTTAAGCATTGGGATATGATTCCATTGGATACACATATTTTGTTAACTCACGGACCAATCTATGGTTACTTGGATAAAACAAGGGGTGGTGATTTGACTGGTTGTCCTTATTTGTTGGATAAGTTAAAAGACTTTACGGATTTGAAATTGCATCAATGCGGACATATCCATGAAGCTTATGGGTCTTTTCAGTTTGCTGATGGGCCGCTGTTGATAAATGCTTCAGTGTTGAATCTGAGTTATAACATGGCCAATGTGCCATTTGAATTAGAAATAAATTTGTAAATATGAAAGATAGAAAAGAACTACCAGAAATGATTCAATTATTTAAAGAAGAATTTGATGGTGAACTAAGTATGTTGAATACGTTGGTTGATTTTGAGGTATTAATCATGGAAATTGGTATTGCAATCGATGAAACTTCTGATGATGCGATTTTAGGTAGTAAAGTTAGAGTTATCATGGATAAATGGTTGAATAAAAATAAAAATTCTGAGAAATAATGAACATTATAACTAGTAAAGTTAGCAAAGAATATGGTGGTGGTCGTGGTTATATATGGCGTGATACTACTGTTCCAATAAACTTGTATCCATTCAAATGGTCATTAACCTATGACATGATACCAGAACCCAAAATGTTTTCAGATGATTACATTAAAATGTTCCCAGAAGACTTTGGGAAACCTAGTATTATTGAAAGAGTATTAATCCTTTTAAAACTAAAACAAGATGACCCAAGAGGAAGATTTAAGCAAAGTTAAAGTACAAATAGCATGCTGCTCTAAGTGTAATGGAGCTGTATTGGTAGCCGTATCACACAAGATAGATAAAAGAACAGCCAAAGAATTTGCTAGTATGATGCTAGATGGTTGTGATATTAAACAAACCAACGTAATCGTTGCTAGAACCCATAAATGGTGTGAAGAACCATGTGAAGGAATGTGGCCTAAAAAAAAGAAAGAAAAAAAGTAAATATCCAAATTTTATTCGTATATTTGCATTTAGTATTAATATAAAACAAAATTGTTATGACGAGCAGAGACTTCGCATACTGGTTGCAGGGATTTTTTGAAATTACTGAACCAACAGAAATCAGTAGAAAAGAAACAGCACAAATCAAGAAGCACTTAGCTCTTGTGTTTAAACATGAGATTGACCCAAGCATGGGTGGTCCAGAGCACCAAGAAGAATTAAACCAAATACACAACCCAACATTTCCTAGTAGAGATAGTGATGGTGCTGTATTGAGATGTTAAAAAAAATGAAATCAATTACAAAGAACAAAAAAGCCTATTTTGAGTATAACATACTTGAAAAGAACACTGCTGGAATTCAGTTACAAGGTTCGGAAGTTAAGTCTATTCGAGCAGGTAAGGTTTCCGTGAGTGAAGCTTATTGTTATATACTTGATGGTGAGATATTCATCAAAGGTATGCACATAGCTGAATACACAGAAGGTGGTAAACACTATAATCATAAACCTCTTAGGGATAAGAAGTTATTGATGAAAAAGAAAGAAATTGCCAAATTGGACAAAAGTTTAGGTGAAAAAGGCTTGACTATTGTACCTTTAGAGGTTATAATTACTGACACAGGTTTAATCAAGCTTGAAATTGGCTTAGCCAAAGGTAAACACCTCTACGACAAACGACAATCTATTAAAGAGAAAGATATCAAACGTGATATGGAAAGAACTCTTTAATACTACACCCCAAATCATTAATCATAAAATCATAGAAAATGAAACCATTAACTATTACAGCCAAAGTTACGAATAGAGATAACGATTACCTAAAACAATATTTTAGAGATATCTACGCTTATAAAAAATTCACACCAGAAGAAGAAGCAGAATGTGCTTTTAAATCATCTGCAGGTGATGAAACTGCAATGAATGAACTTATCAATAGAAACTTGCGTTTTGTTGTGAGTGTTGCCAAACAATATGAAAACAAAGATTGCTTGTTGGGTGACCTTATCAATGAAGGTAATTTAGGGTTGATTTATGCTGCCAAAAGATTCAAACCAGACATGGGCTTCAAATTCATTTCATATGCTGTATGGTGGATTAGAAAGTACATCAATGAATACCAATCAAACAATGGTAGAACAGTTCGTATTCCAATAAACAAAATTACCAACATGTCTAAAATGAACCAAAAGATGGCAGCTTTGGAACAAAAATTAGGTAGAGGTGTTGATATTGAAGATGTCATATCTGAATACGGTAATGAAGTTTCTGATGAAGAAATCAAGGTACTTTCATTATTGAATGTGTTTAGTGTTGATTCTTTGGATAGAGATATATCATCAGATAATGATGGTAGTGCTACGTTGGGTGACCTTATTAGTGATGATTCATTCTTTAGACCTACGGATTATTTGGTAAATGAATCTGATGTTAACGAACAATTGGATAGATTGTTAAATACTCTTAAACCAAAAGAGAAAGATATTATATCTTCATTATTTGGTTTAAATAATTGTGAAGTATTAACAATTAGTGAAATTGCTAACAAATATGATGTTTGTAATGAAGCTATTCGTTTATCAAAAGAAAGAATATTAAAGAAATTGAGAAACTCATCAAATAAATGTGCTCAAACTATTGATATTAATGGATAATATTATCTATTTTTTACAAAAGTTAGATATTTATAATAAACCAAAATTGATATGGAAAAAAATATTATAAAAATTAAATTGAGAGAAAGCTTATTTGATAGAATTCGTGAAGCTGGGAAAAATTCTGAAGAAAAATCTCAACCAAAAAAAGAAAAACAGTCTAATAAATCTGATAGTGAAAAAAAAGATGATGAAAATCGTAATACCAAAATGGATTACAATGACGTTCAAAACTACTTTGAAAAAGACTTAGCATTTTCTCAAGTAGCTGTAATGAAAAAAGCTTTGGGTTGGGAAGATGATAAAGTTGGTGCCAATCGTTCTTTATTTGGTAAGATGCTTCACCAAGATAAAAATGATGAAGGTGGTCTTTATCAATTTGACGATGACCAATTAGATAGAGTTAGAACCGCAATTAAAAATAAACAATAACAAAAACCCTCGGTAATTCGAGGGTTTTTTATTTTTATTAAAAATAATTCATAAAATAGTTGGTTATTTAAAAAAAGGTTTTATCTTTGCCCTATAATTTTAAATAAATTAATCATGAAAGTTACAGTAGAAAAAATTGCGGACTTAGAATACAACGAATTAGTAGCATTAAATGTTATTGAAAAAGATGCTGATTTAAAGAGCATGTTCACTGAAGATGTTAGATTACCATTCAATATGTTATATAGAATGTCTAAAGATAATATTTTAACTGAAGAGATTAAAGAAATCGTCTTTGATTTCTTTGATAAAGTCATTTCAACCAAGAAAGGTTATGTTGAAAAATACCTTAGAGTATTAAATTCAGACATTGAAAACCTGGTTCCATCAGAGGTGGTAACCCAGGAAATTCCTGTTGTTATTGAAGTAGCACCAGTTGCAACACCTGTACCTTCAGTTAAAAAAACAACATCCACAACAAAAAAATTACCTAAATGGTATGGTAAAGAAAAAATAGTTCAAGATATCAAAAATCAAGGTGGTGTTGGAACCAATCCTCAATTGGCAGCGTTAGCTAACAATGACCTTAAAAACATTTATTTGACTATGAATAATAAATGTATCAATGATATGCTTACTGATACCAGAAAATTAACTGATGAAGAATATCGTACATTCAAATCAGCTGTTAGAACAATTCAAAATGTGTTGAATCCAATCTTAAAAAAGAAATAGTTATGAATTTTAGACCCGAAAAGGTATTCTTAGGGAAACACGCTAATGGTTCAAATCTTAGAATTGAAGAATGGGACTACGATAGTAGAGCTGGTTATGAGTTGGTAGGTGGATTTATGAATATTTTTTCAGCAATCTTATTTATTCAAATTGTATCACCACTTACCTTAATATTAGCTATTTTAAATTTTAATGGCCGAACTAATATTTTAAATATAGTTGGTATTGTTTTAGGTGGATATTTTTTATATGATGCTTATCACGGTTGGCTAGTAACTAATTTTTTACATATAATATTAAGTGAAAGTATTATTAATATATTGGTATGTTTAAACGCTGTATCACTAGTATTTCACGTTATTTTTCTACTTTTTAGTGGTTTTATATTTAACACAATAAATATAACATTTGATACTGAAGATAAATGTAAAAAAGCTTTTTTAACCTTTATATTAGTTATTGGTTGGATACTAATTCTTTTTACAAATCAAACTTTAATTTCTCACCCTGGTTGGGTTGATAGAAATATCCAGGCATGTTTAGAAAGAAATAAAACACCAGAACCAGTTGAAATAGAAGAACCAAAACCTGTTTATAATGATGGTTTTTTCCATGATGACCCTGATTATATAAAAAAACAAGATGAATTTTATAATGGTAAATAAATTATTTTATAAAAACAGTGATTATATCAAAATAAATTAGTATATTTGCCAATAATAATATTAATTATATGAAAAATAATAATAATTATACTCTATTATCATATAGCAATTTATATACTAAGATTGATATTTTGACTAAACAGAAAGTTAAATTATGTTCAAAGTTAGCTAACCTAGATGATTTTGAGGATGAAGATGAGATAGAAGATATCAACGATATGTTAGATAATATCGAATCTTCTTTAGAAGTTTTTCTTTATGAAATGAGAGTAAGAGAAGAATTCATATTCAATGTATTTGGCACTGAAGAAAATCAATTTGAAATTTGTTTAAATTAGCTAAATATGAAATTATTATTAGTTTTATTACCAATATTTGCAATAGGTCAAAGTATTGAGTATTATAATTTTGGTTATGGTGGAATTCAAAGAGGATTAATGCATAAAAATTCAAATGTAATTTTTTGTGATTCCCTTGCTAGACCACTAATAATGTCAGAAGTAATGGATAGTTTGGTTGCTAAATACAAAAGAAATGAGATAATTCCTGGTTTGTTTTGTATTGATATTAAATCAGCTAAAGTTATTGGTTCAATAAGAATTAGAGTAAAAAAGACATTAAAAGTAATTATGTATACATACGATAAAGTCATACATTTAAATGGATTAACTGAAATATATCGTAAACCTAAAAAGAAAAAATAAATGGGGATGTGGCGAAATGGTAGCCGCTAAGTTATACGCAATCTTACTAGAGTTCCTTACTACCTAAGTTGTTTCTGCATGCTAGCCGACTTAGGACACTAAAAGGGAAACAAGGCATGATAAAACATGGAACTCGTGCAGGTTCGATTCCTGCCATCCCTACCAAAAAAATATTATGAGAAAAAACAACAAAAAAATACTCTATGTTGATATGGATGGAGTACTAGCCGATTTCGATAAAAGGGTATTAGAAATAAACCCAAGTATTGTTACACTATCATCAAACGCACCCAACTATGAGAAACGTTCTAAGATGGTTGAAAAGGTAATGTCAGATAATCCTAGAATGTTCTTAGATTTAGAACCAATACAAGGCAGTATAGAGGCCGTTAATAGACTTTGGGAACATTATGATATCTTATTCCTTTCAACGCCTTGTTGGTTGGTCCCTGAGTCTTATATGGATAAAAGACATTGGATTCAAAAATACTTTGGTGATGAAGCAAAAGATAGACTTATTCTATCTCAACGAAAAGAATTAAATATGGGTGATTTCCTGGTTGATGATAGACTAGCCAATGGTGCTGAATACTTTATTGGTAAACACTTACACTTTGGTCATGGTGATTATCCAACATGGGTTGAAGTAGAAGAATATCTAATGAAATACCATGAAATAACAATCTATTCAAATAATATTTTTGATTAATTTAATTAAAAAGTTTGGTAGTTAAAAAAATAAATTATATATTTGCACTCTAATTAAAAGACAGGTCATGGAAGCAGAATTTTATGAAGGGTACATTGGTAGAAAATGTACAAAGAAGTCAATCAATGGTGATAAAAGATATAACCCAAAACCATTTAAAAGCGGTGCCAAGACAAACACCATCAAGGGTATCATTAACCACCCACATTTAAACGTACCAGCTTATGTTTTTTATGAAGACGATAGCTACGTTGAATGTAGACGAGTTGAGATTTTAGATTAAAAATAAGGGGAAGCCGAAAACCAATAATAGAGTAGGTATTAAAAATCATTTTAAAAAATGGACGAAATTAAAATTTTCAAGAATTTGTATTTATGGCTTATTGTCATAGTAGTAGGATTATCTATCGGTGGATGGATGTTAACAAGAGTTTCTAAGGCAACACATGCAGAAGATGCTGTAATTGTTTACGAAGAGTACCAGGAAATCTACAACACATGTAGTAAGTTGAATACCGACTTATGTAACATGAAAGAATTAGATGAAAAAGATGTCATGTTTGAGCAATTTAGCAAAGCTCAACGTGTGAACACAATCAAAACTCAATTAAACAAATGGGTTGAAGATTACAATGCTAAATCAAAAATGTGGGGAAGAAGCCTTTGGAAGTCTAGTGCTCTACCTTACGAATTAAATGTTAACGACTTCAATTGTTATAATAATTAAAAAAAAGAAAACATGAAAAAAGTATTAGGAAAATTCACAATGGTATTTGTATTTGTTACGTTATTAGTAGCTTCAAGTTGTGAAGAGACAAGACCGAGAAACACATCAGCAAGAGATGAACAAGCTCACACTGAAATTAATCAACAAAACCTGAACCAAGTTCAACCAGCACCAAGAATTACATGGTCACTTGAACGTGATAACCTTATCAAACGTTTCAAGTTGCAAAACGATAGAAGTGTAATGTTCTACATGTATATCTTCAATGAAGGTGTTTCGGCTCCGATTGGATATTACCAAGTAAACAAAGTATCTAGCGTTAACTCTCAATTGACAAACACTGAACAAATTGTTAAAAATTCTAGTTATGAAGCTGGGAATTATTCTACGCTACCTTCACCTGCAGAAGATGGTTCATATGGAACAAACGGTGATGCAGTATTCGGATTTACACCAGAAGATATCTATATCGAGCATAACATGCATTACATTGTAGCTACGGTTCCATTACACTTTACACAACCAGTGAATAAGTTAGCGATAGTTGACGTTGCAACACAAGAGCAATTGAAAGCTCTTATGGCAAGGTTAGATGCTGCTAACTAAGAAACCATTACACATAGAAAGACAAACAAGTAATACAAGGCGGTGAATAAAATAGGCTGGTCCCGTTAGATGCCATATTATGACAAGAATCAAGACACGTCATGTGTGTTGAGTAAGATAATCATTAAGCATCAGCCACTACTGGTGGAGAGAGATGACTGACTGGAGTGTTGGGGTTTGGGCCTGCACGATTATCCCAATCTTGATAGGGTGTGTAACCATATAAAAAAGCAACTATGTAAAAATAGTTGCTTTTTTTTTGTTTATATTAAATATTAGTTTATCTTTGTGCTTTAATATTAAAATGTAACATTATGCAAACACATGTAATTTACGATGGTTGGTACACTTTTGATGGGAGATTTGTATCATTTGATAAAGTATCTCACCAACACATTTCAAATGCTCTTTGGTTTAACGAGATTTTTAATAATCGAACCAAGTCAAGCGACAAGTTCATGGAACAAGTTGATTGGGTATTAAAGAAAAGGTTCAATGGTATTAGATTACCATGGGCACCATTGCCAATACCAACAGAAATTGAAACCCTTAGAAGAATGGGGTTAATCAATTCAAATGGTCAAATTATAAATCATACTGGAAAAGTAATCGGTAGTATAAATCATATTAAACAAAAATAAAATGAAGAACAAAAGTCTTAACTCTGACCTAAAAACACTTTTAGCAGAACCAAAAAACATTAGCAACATTGCCAAGGGTAGTGTGAGTAATTTCTCTATTGAGATACAATTTGTAATGCCACCAACTTGTAGTAGTTATGTGTATTATGATAAAGAAGCTGTACGTGACGAAGACTTTCAAGAGTTGGAAGAATTAATTTCTAAAAATAAGTAACTAAAAACTTGTAAAACACTAAACAATGTAGTAGTTTTGCTTAATTAAATTATTATGACAAGAATTTCAGTTGCCGTCAGAGGAATTGAGTTGTGTGATGCACATCTTATCAAAGAAAGAATCGAGATACTTAGAATTCCAAACTCTATTAAGTCTGGGAAAGCTAAGGTTAATTTATCCAAGATACCTAGTATGTTCACCCTAGGAACAGGACATGTTGTTTTCTTTTACAATAGGTTGAAATACCTACACGATAGATACAATGAATTAACCGAAGAATGTTTAAAACGTAATTTTAATATTACCGATTATTCCGATGCCTTTGACGGTTTACCTGGAAATCTTTATAATGATTATAAAGAAAAGTCCAATGATAGAAAGCTTTTGGTCGAAAGAATCAATGAACGATTAACTGGAATGAAAAATTTAAAGTATTATGGGGAACCGATTGCTTTAGAACAAATTAAATTAAAATAAAATGAATATATTAAAAGACAACGGAAAGTATTTCTTCTTTAACGCATTAACTATTGAGCAAACGCTTGAGAACAAAAATTACCTATTCAATTTTGATGAGAATGGTAACTGTTGGTTGGAAGACATTGAAGGGTTTAAATTTCCTGATAAAGTTTATGACGTAAATGATGAACTTAGAGAACTTATAAAAAAGTCATACGAAGCAAACCAAAAGAATTTGGGTGTATTGTTGACTGGTAATAAAGGTCAAGGTAAAAGTCTTACTGCAAAACTTATTTGTACTGACTTAAATCAACCAGTTGTTATTATCAACAAACAAATTCCAGTAGAAGTAAATTTTACAACATTCTTGAGTAACATCAAACAAAACCATACTTTGTTTGTGGATGAGTTTGAGAAGTTATTTGATACCAAAAAGACTGATAATAACAAGATGGATGGTTATCATTCCCAAGAGTCTTTTCTATCTTTTATGGATGGTGTTACAAGCAATGACCACAAGGTATTGTTCTTGATGACAACCAATGATAATGTTAACGAGTTCTTCATCAACAGACCTTCTAGAATCAAATTTTTGCAAGAGTATGCAGAATTACCAGAAGAGTTGTTCAACATGATTGTTGATGACAAATTGATTAACCTAGAGTATAAAAAAGACTTGGAAGAAAACGTTTCGTTGGTTAACTTGAATATCGATTTATTGATAAGCATTATTGATGACATCAATTTATTTGGTAAACCATTCAGCGAGTTCAAATCAATGTACAACTATCAATTTGAGCAATACAAATATGAAGTTTATCATATTGTTAATGGTGTAGATACATTCAAAACAATCTTCACTACTAGCAAGAAGATAAAATATACTGATACTTATCTTGCTGGTGAGTCAGTTATTGATATGGTAACTTTCAAAGCAAATGAAATCGTATTCAAAGCGAAAGATTGGATTGAAGATAAAAAAGGTAAAGACGTTGAAGTGGATATCCTAGTAAAATTGGTTCCATTCAATAAAATGACAATTAACAATTTAGTATTTTAATCATGCAAATAGTTCAATGGGTTTTTATTTGGTTAGTTATAGGTGTTTGGATATGTTACAAACGCAATTGGTATAAAGATACAGCTAGTTATGCAAGTGATACCACACCTAATTTTGTATGCGGTTGCACAATTGTTTTTGCACCAATAGCCCTGATACTGGCGTTCTTTGATGTTTTTATAAAAAATTCTTGGAAAAAAGAATAAAAAAGTTTGGTAGTTCGGAAAAGATTAATATCTTTGTCCAATATTAATTAATAATGTTCATTATGAAAATTTTTACAAAATGGTGGGTTAAACCCATAACGTTAACTGCAAAAGAAGCAAAGATACTTAGAATATGTAAACTTATTCTTTCAATGCCTGATGTTGAAATCAAGCCACAAGACTTTGGTTATTTGATTCGTAGTAAAGCTTTGGATTATTTCTTACATGTAAATTCAAGTGGTTTGGCTTATACAAATCACGGATTTGCAATTGTTAGGAACTACAGAGATGAGTTTTTAGAATTAATCAAAAACACTATTCTTACAAAAACAAATGCTGAGGTTAATGAAATCCTTGATGAAATGGATAGAAATGAACATGAGTTATTAGACAAAATGATTACTAACTTAGAAACATACGTTCATGAAGTTTAAAATTGACCTGAAATACTAAGTAAAGATAATAATTGGTTATCGTTGATTAATTACATTGTAAGTCAGAAAAACACTAATATTATTTTTGAATTAATTTATAAAAATTAATAAAATTTTCAGTTATATATCTATATTTATTTGTAAAGAAATATATGAAACAAAAAATTTTATTTATTACATGTGACAGGGTTAAAGACACCTATGGAATCACATCTGGGTTATTTAATTCTGCTAGATTTGTTGTTAATTTTTTGTCAGATAAATATGATTCTAAATTAATTCCAGTTACCGATTCAAACCAAATTGATAAAGTTGTAACTGAGTACAAAGCGGATATTGTAGTTATTGAGGCTTTATGGGTTCCACCTGCAAAATTTGACGAACTATTAAAAATAGAACGTCATAAAAACAGAAAATGGATAGTTAGAATACATTCTAAAGCACCATTTTTAGCCAATGAAGGTGTTGCTTTGAAGTGGATTGAAGAATACACTAGAATCAAAGGTGTTATTATAGCCCCAAATACTAGAGAGTTAACAAGACAATTGAAAATAGCATTTAGAGGTGGAGAATTTATTTATTTACCAAATGTTTATGAGTTTCATGATTTTGAAATAAAAGATAAAACAAGCTCAACCACTATTGATATAGGTTCTTTTGGTGCTATAAGACCAATGAAAAATACGTTTCAACAAGCACTGGCAGCGATTGAGTTTGCTGAAACGGAAGGTAAAGTTTTAAATTTTCATATCAATTCATCTAGAATAGAACAATCTGGTGATAATGTAATTAGAAACTTAAGAGCTATATTTGAGTATTCTCATCATAACTTAATAGAACATACATGGTATAACCATAAAGATTTATTAGCTGTTATTTCGACATTAGATATTGGTACTCAAGTTTCATTTTCTGAATCATTTAATATTGTAACTGCTGATTTTGTAACTGCTGGTGTACCAATTGTTGCTGGTGAAGATATTACATGGATGCCATGGTTCTTGAAAGCAAAACCAACATCTCACTATGAGATAGTTAGAAAAATGAAATTTGCCTATAAACACAGAAAAATATCTAGGTTCACGCAAAGATTATATTTAGAATTTTACAATAAATTAGCTAAATACATTTGGCTGATAACAATTAATAATTAACCACATGAAAAATCTAAGAGAAAAAATGACTGGTATGTTAAATCATCTGATAAGAAAAAGACGTATTGAGTTTAAATTTAAAGAAATTGAGAAACAACAAAATCAGCCTCAGTACCAACAATTTTCTGGTCATGCTTCTGATGACAATTTTATTTACTAATTATGAATGATAAAATCAAACATGCGGCTGAAAGTCTTAAAGGTAAACAACCTTTTAAAAGATTAAACGACCATGTAAAAGAGTTTTTAAATGGTATGGTTCTACCTCATGAACTAGAAGGTTTTAACGAATTAATAAAGAAAAAAATGAATAACGTTGAATTAAAATATAGAAAAGGTCATTGGTATCTAATTGATGGAAGTGTTACACCAGAAGAAGGTGGTGTTGCAATCTGGTGTGATATGAGACCAATTTTTACAAGTTTTATTGATGATGAAAAAGGTATCTGCTCATCAAGTGAAAGATGTTTTGGGTCTATGACAGTTGGTTTTAACAATTTAGAAACCGTTATAGGTTCAACCAATCAAAATGATGGGACACCTATGTTAGACGTATCTAAATTTAAAGAGTTGGGTGTAATAGATAAAGAAGTTAATTACCCAGTAGATTATACAATAACCTTCGCCAATGGTAAGCAAGAACCCTATCTTATTAATCGGTTTGTTAATATACTTAGAGTAAAAAAAGAAAGCAACTAGAAATAGTTGCTTTTTTATTTGGTGGATTAAAATATATGTTGTATGTTTGTCCCTCGTAAGTTTCACGGAGTATTAACTAAAACAAAAATTATGAGATTTTATGAAACGAAAACAATTAAACATGTATTATTTGGTGCCCTAATATTAGTTGCACTATTTGTATTAACTTCTTTGACAAAGAGTAAAAAAGAAGATGACCCCAACGAAGCTATCAACGATAGCTTTAGCAAACAAGCTTTGGTTGAAGAAATCAAATGTCACAAATTCAAATTCCCTGACATTATTTTAGCCCAAGCTGTATTAGAGAGCGGACACTTTAAGTCAGCTGTATTTAAAGAGAATAACAACCTCTTTGGAATGAAACAACCTAAAAAACGTTACAATCTATGTAATGGTAGTAATTTAAACCATGCGTTGTATGACAATTGGAAATTATGTGTCGAGGACAGAATGATTTATGAAGCATTATATCTCAATAACATGACCAGAACACAATACAAAAAATTCTTGGACAAAACCTATGCTAAAGGAAAAAACTACAGCGGTGTTTTGGAAAAGTTGATTGTAAAAAACGATTTAAAAGATTATTTTAAGAAAGAATAAGATGAATAGAAATTTTAAATTAGCATTGATACCTTATTTATTTGATGGTGGATTCTTGGTTACCTACATGTTACAAAACATACCTAACTGGCCACAAATAAACATGAAAGAATTCTTCGAAGATGAAGATGAATTTGATGAACCATTAGATACTGAAAACTGTGAGTTTGTTGATTTTACTGAAGATACACTTATCATATCCTGCGGTGGAGATTGGCAAGAACCACAAACAGTAGTAATTGGATTTGTTGACAATGAGGTTCAAGTGATTGATGCTGTACAAGATGAGTTTCTTGAAGGAATCGATTACAGTATGTTTGAAGCATTGTTTTGGGATTTGATTGACTTCATCCCTAAAGATGTTAAAAGTATTGGACAATTAAATCATGAATTGGAAGTTGCTATTAGTAATGAAGATTACGAACTTGCAGCAAAATTAAGAGACGAATTAATTGAACGAGGTAAATGACCAAACATGAAATAACATATCATGATAATTACCAAGTTAAATCTAGTTGCGAATACAATAATGGTAAATTGGTCATCAGAGAAGAGTTTGATGACCAAGGAACCTTATTATACAAAGAAAGCCACGCTATTCTATGTATAATGGATTATCTACCAGATGGCAACACCAGCGTTTTTATAGAGGATAAGATTAAAAACACATGGGAAAGACATCTCTACGATAACGATGATAATAAATTATTGACAGAAAGGTCAAACGGTACATGGCACGAAACCAGATATAATGAAGATGGTAATAAAACATTCTTCTTAAATTGTTATGGTTCAGTACATTACCACGATGGTAGAGGTAACATAAAATACGAAGATGTTGAAAACCCTGAATTATTTTGTAGTTATGAATTAAATTTCAAAAAAACACTTAATAAGTTTGGTGGGTTAGAAAATTAACGTATATTTGCCTTATGAGAAAGTTAATTGTTTTTTTATTATTGGTTGCAACATCATGCGTTACATTACAAAACATATGTAAAGATGGTATTCAGCGTTTAAATGGTGAAGTAATTTATGCTATACCTTACGGACCATATCATAGAACAGTTACACTTGAAATAGATGGTAAATTGGTTGTTATATACCGAGTACCAAAAGAGCAGCCGCTGAGTAACATACCAGTCTGTAAACATAACAATAAATATTATTGGGTAATGCCCTAAAAGAATTATGATAATATATTTGATAATTGGAATGTTATTGACTGGGTATATTGATTATTATACTCAAATGTACGACATTGAAGAAGCAAAACTAACAGGTTTTGAATTTGTTATTTTTATTTTATTATGGCCAATTGTAGTATTGGTTATTATTTACGAACTATTAAAAGAATTATAATATGTGGAAAGTTTATTTACTTGAATTTGTAGTTGTACTTATTATTTCATTATTATGGGCAAATGGAATTGCTAGTATGCATGAAAAACATCCAGACTATAAAGGGAAAGATTTTTTCAACGAAGAAGAAGAAGAAGAAGAAGATTTAGATGATAAAACACCTGATAACTAGATGGCCCAAAGGTGGAATGAAAACCTTTGAAGAATACGTTGATGACGAATTAGTTCATAGTGAAAACTATAACAAAAGGGGTGTGTTAACCTACAATTGGAATGCCAATGGTGATTGGTACAAAATAAAAACAATTACCAAGAAAGATGGAACCTATAGAGAATATAGGGAAGATTCAAATGGTTATAAAAGCATCTGCGGTTTTAATATAAAAGGTTATATGATATATCATGAAGATAATTATAATACTTTTTGGATTAAACTTCGTGATGAAAAAAATAGAATCATATATGAACAATCTATTACTGGTCATTGGTCCAAATCGGAATACGATGACGTTAATGATACGATAACTAGAACCGAAGGTAGAAAAAAACATAAAAGGAAATTTAACCATCCTAGTAAAATATTTGGAATTTAAAAATAAAACAATATGAATTTATCACAAAACAAAACACAAACAGTGATTAGTAAACCTAATTTTCACACAACACTTAGAGTGTTGCACAATTTATGGTCAAATGGTCGTTTAGATATATTTGACATTGACAAAATCCTTAGATTAGACCATGGTTTCATGGTTCAACACTTGGAACCTGATTTCATGCACGTTGAGTCCATGGATGGTTTAACAACTTATAGCTTAGGTGATTGTGAAAAATACAAAATTAATTAA